TGATCAGGTTTATGTAATGACTCAATGAATAGATCTAATCCTCTATTATATTTTTCAATATAAGTTTCATTGTCATCAATAGTACGTTGGTCTTTACTTGCCATTGTTATCAATCCCATTTAGTTGTTGATCACGTTGTTCTTTCATCCTACCTTGATTGAGAAGTAACCAATCCTCAGCAGTCTCATAGTCATCAAAGAACCTCTGTTTACCTTCCCAAAAGAAGGTGAATTTCTCTATGAGTGATTCATATTTGATAAATGCGCCAGGTTCCGCATCCCATACAATATCATTGTCATAACAGTCTTTTACGAAGTTTTCAATGTCTTGTCTTTCGTCTGCTTGCCAAGGTACATCAGATGGAATGATGCCCAAATTGTTAGGATTATTCATTTATAAGAGTATAAAATAAATGTATCTAAAAATATGTATGTGTGATGTATACTACTGGATAGTATCCTTAGAATGATTCTCAATAAGGATAAACACCACGGAGATTCGTTGTCTTAGCGAGCACATTATAGCACGAACGCCCAAAAATTGCAAGGATTCGTCATAATTTTATATAATCTAGTCGAGAATCCTCATAAAAAAGTCTAGTCGAGATTATCCTAGACTAGCTTGACATCTAGACTAGATTGTTCTATAATATCTCTACTAGCTTCTATAATCTCGACTAGATCATACTAGAAAGGCTCGTCTAGCTCATAACGTATATGCACTAGGCGCATCTATAATCTCGACTAGCTCATACATATGTACTAGCTCGTGTATCATGTACATGTGTACTAGCTCGCATGTATAATCTCGTCTAGCTCATACACATATACATATGTACTAGCTCATGTGTACAAACGTGTACATACTTGCACTAGCTCATGCACATGTGGTATAATTAATCATATCGTACATATGATACAAATCATGTCAGACGCACCCGATGAAAGACCAGAGGTTCTGATCAGTCGAAAGGAATATTATGAAGATTTCAAGGTTCGATTACAAATTCATAACAGAGAATTTACAGAATTTGTTGTCGAGGTGGGCAACTTCGTGAACTGGACCAAACCCCACGTATCTAGAGCAATTGCTGCTGTAAAAAACAAGATCGAAGGGACAAATCCTGAAGTGTCACAAGTCAGCCAGAATTCTGACAAATCTGATGTAGAATGATTGCAATTGCGAGAAACTCCATGCCACATGACGACCACGAGGTCAAACTCACATCTGACCACTGGGAGGATCTGAAGGACCGATGGGCAGAAATTCGGCTCGATTCGATGGACCCAAATGACATGGAGCAGTTCGTGTATCAGGTCTTGCGTGAATCGCTTGATGATCTCAGTCCCACTGAATGCATCCGTCAGTTCACTGACGAGTTTGATCGTGTCACCGTGGATGAAGTCATTCGTGATATCACAGCACCTGGATGCCAACGCTTCGGCAGCGTGATTTCGTAAAAAAACCAGCTGCCCAACCAATTTATAAACTGGCACACTTCGTGTCCTATCGGGGTGAATTTCGTGTATTATAAGAATATGAAATTCACAGATCGATTCTCTCTCGAACTCACTTCTCAAGAGTTCGACATGCTTCAAGAACTGATGCCCTTCGCTGCTCAGTTCGATTTCACAGAGCACCACGATGGAAAAACCTTCGACATCCTCTGGGACAAAATCTTGACTGCTCGTCACGAGATTATTGACCTTGACGACAGGTCTAAAGTATGATCAATTCTGAAGCATTTGGCATGACATTCTGGATCAATGATGAACAGGATGTCATGTACTGCCCAACTTTCGTGGGTGGGCAACCCGACTTCAACAATACAGGATATGTTGAGGAATGGGATGACTGGTCTGATGTGGATGTTCCAGAATTGATCCGCATCATCTCTCGCCTCTACCAAAAGTAGAAGCGAAGCGGCTGGAATTTTTGAACTGGGGTCACGTTAGATTCGTGATTAAACAGACGTGGGTCTAAAGATGCTTAGACCGCATGGTCAGTACGGTTACTTCGTAACGCAGGATGCAATTACCACACGCCCCAGATTGAAACACCTGACAGCACCGATCCTAGAACGGCTGCAGCAATTGTTTCATTTTATTACAATATTGTAAGGTTGGCAGAAATGTCAACCTTTTTCTTTTATAATATGAGAGTAAACACGCAACCAAGCGAATTTATGCCAACTGCTACTCCTTCCAAGACCGCTACCAAAGCACCAGCAAAACGTAGAACTCGGAAGACAGCAACGAAACCAACGGTTTCAAAGGTCACAGTCACAACCTTCAAAGGTGGCAAAAAAGTGGCAAAGGTCACAACCCTCAAGCGTCCATCCTCAGCAAGACTAATTTCTGCTGATCGTTATGTCAAGGACATTCAAACCAGATGGGCAATCCACAATTACGAAATCCAAGAACTATTTGCTGGATTTCCTGGATACTTCAACTTCGTCAAAAGACAATACGCTAAGTTGAACCTTTCCTAAAGAATTGTTACAAAACCCCGAAAGGGGTTTTTTCATGCTCTATAATAAACACATGGCAACAAACAACCCTTTCCAAATCCCAAACAACTCCTATGATGCAATTGCGTTCCTCTGTGATGTCTACTCAGATTACTGCACAAAGGAAAATCTCCCAAAAGTCTCTGCTGATGAACAAGACTTTGGAGAACTCACACAGCGTCAAGTCTTGTGGATCGAGCACTTCATCGATGTCTGGGATGCAGTACAGGATTGGTAGACGCAGAACTTCCATCCTGAACGATTTCTAATCTCAGGGCAGAGCAACCGTAAGTCCCATTCCATTCCAACCAATTCACAAACTGGCACACAGCACCCCCAAGGGTGCTTTTTTATTGGTATATTTAAAGAGTGGATGAGGTACACGTTCTCAGGAAGAATGTAATGGTCTCGACCCTTCCCATCCACACCCCAATCAAACGGAGATTTTATGAGTTTTTTCAACCACGTTCAACTTCATGAGTACGACATCACCGACAAAGGTATTAGTCAAGCATGTTATGATGAACTGGTCGCCAGTGGCAACAATAGTACAGAAGAGCAACTTCGTGTCCTTGCCGATGATATGCGTGAGCAATTCAAAGATTACATGCGTCCTTTATTTGCTTAGTCCTATGCCATTAATCAAACTATCAATCGAAGAGCATCAATCACTCACAAACCTATTGAGTCATCCTAAAACAGATAAGTATCGAAATGACAGATTTGATACTGAAACATTTGATTCAATGGTTGATAAGGTATATGATGCAGTAAACAATCTCACAATGGAGGACTTTTGAAAAACTTCAACGAATTCATCAACTACTGCCTTGACTTCTACGGTCAAGGCGGTTTATATGATCAAGGTAGAACCAAAGAGCAAATTGCCTTTTGCACCACAATGTACCTTGATGCTATCGCTCACTATGATAACGATGCTTACACGTGGGGTGATGGTGATTCATTAGATCGTGAAAGGGTTCGTGATATAATGAATGAATACTACGGCAGAGGCAGATGACAAACTGGCACACAAAACCCCCAAAAGGGGTTTTTTCTTTTGTATAATAAAGGCATGAACAAAAACACCCACCTTGAGCACCCCGAAGACCTCATCCTTGGAGGTTTCGTGTCGGTGCTTTTTTTGTTGTACAATGAATTCAATGTTTCTCTGAAAATCGATGGAAGTCCTGCTATTGTCTGGGGTACGGATCCTGCTACTGGCACTTTCTTCGTGGGGACGAAATCGGTATTCAACAAAAGGAAAATCAAAATCCCTCACTCTCACGAAGAAATCGATCAGCATTACAAAGCACCGTTAGCAGACATCCTACATGCGTGTTTTGATAATTTGCCACGTACTGAGGGAATTTATCAAGGTGACTTCATCGGGTTCGGTGGCACAGACACTTATACCCCAAACACCTTGACTTACAAATTCCCAGAGGTCATCAATCAAAATATCATCGTTGCCCCTCATACTGAGTACACAGCAACAAATGATCTTCGTGATGCAGTAGCAAAACCACTCCAGGAACATTTCGTGGATAGTGACGAAATCAAATGGGTTCAACCTTGCGTTGATTTGGTTCGTGAAAATGACGTATCACCACCAGTCCCATTTACTAAGAATTTCTTCCACGGCAGCGAGTACGCTAAAATCAAAAAGGACATCAACACCCTAATCAAAAATGACATACCTCTTACTGATGGTGTTCTTACTGATATTCTTGGGGACAATCAACTTACAAACCTTTTCCAACTTATTACGGAAGTGAAAGAGGATCTGATGAATTCTTTCATCGTTTACGATGCTCCACAGGTTTTCCTAAATGGTCAACCAACTCAGCACGAAGGTTTCGTGATTTGGTCAGAGTACGGTCAATGCAAATTGGTAGACCGTTCTGAGTTTAGTCGTGCAAACTTCGCCAGAGGTGCAGTATGGGACAGTTAGCAAACTGACCACATTTCCCCCATTCGCTGCCTTAAGGCAGTATATTTAAAGAGTCAACAAACCAAGCAATTTTATGAGAAAGATCGAATCCCAAATGTGCTCTGCAGTTCGTTTCAAGCACGACTTCGCAAAGGATAACACCAGCGTGACCATCGTGGAAGAAAATGACAGACCAGTCGCTGAGGTTCGTCTTCACAATAATCTCATCGCTCGCATAGGTGATGGGTTTATGCAACTCTCATCTGCTGGTTGGGAGACAGTCACCACTAAGTCAAGACTCAACGCTTTACTTCGTGATGGGGTGTTCAACGGCACAGGTTGCAGCATCTTTCAGAAGGATTTCTACTGGTATTTCAATTCACCAGAGACAGGCACAGTTGACTTCGTGGATGGCATGATCATCCCAGTCTAACAGATGGAATTACTGATTTTACAAAGGACTGGCAACAGTCCTTTTTTTATTTTCTAAATTGTTAATTTGACAGTGTAATTGATGATGTTAAATGTTAATAATTGCGCCCCTTATATAAAAAACGATAGAGACCCTAACCTACAAAACTTTGAAAACGAGATGTATATAAAAAACGCCCCCTTTGAAAAATCCCCCAAAGAAAAATTTTCGTGGTATAATAAGTAGTATAGGGTCGCATAAAAAATGGAAGATAAATACAACATTTATGTCGTAGGAAACCTAACGCATTCCCTTGTAAACGAGCAAGAGATGTTAGATATCCTTTTAGACTATGCTGATAGATATCACGAAGATACTTCTCAGCCCAGAGATATCCAAGTTGAACTAGTAAAAGAAAATGGCGAAAAAAGATTCCTCACAAGATCCAATGAAGTATCGTAAGATAGGTGAGGATCAGGATACTGATTTATCTCACATATTAGACGAGATCTTTGTAAGACTTGATATGATAGAACATAACTTGAAAAGGAACAATATAAAAATGAAAAGTGTTTACGATAACCTCCGAGAAGATAAACCTCTCATAGACTAATGGCATATACTACTCTCAATAAGACAGAACTCACTAAGATAAAGATAATGGAACAGTTCTCAGAAACTGTTACCGTTTCTCTGGACAGTAATACTACAAATTCTTCTACAGATTATATCGTAGATTGGAGAGTACAGACTACAGATAGTCTCGATGGGGTCGTTGGCACTCCAAGTGCTAATTTTTGGGTAACAAGAGTTCCAGGCACTGGTTATCCCACTGATTGTGGTGGATGGTCTAAGATAGGCTTGAAGTATTTGAAGTTAGCACAAAGGACTTATCAGCAACCCACAATTGCACGACCTGATATCTTATCGTCTAGGTTAGTACCTGGAGTAACTTATCCTGAAGTCACAGGGGGGTCGGGGCAAACGTCTCTCTCTGGAACCTTTTCAGGGGAGTATACTCGGATAGTCTTTCCTTGTGATAGAATAACTTACTTAGATAATAATACAACGGAACCCATAGTACTCACACCTGCTCCTAATATTAGTAGTGTTGCTCAACCTCAGAAGCAAAACTTTATGGATCAAGTTCCTGAAAAGTATGATCATATCGTTGAATTCCGTCCAGACCCTACAGAATGGGTTGATTTGACTTATAGTCTAAAAATCAATCTTATGATAGGTGGAAACCCAGAAACAGAGTTTCAACCACTCACTCATCGGTTATTACCTAATACTGATGGATCTTCTGAAATTCTTAGACATTTGGTTCTTAGAGGGCGTACACAAGAGGAAATGGACGCTAAATATGAAGAGGAACAGTATATTCCTTGGTCAGGACCATCATGAGTACACCAGCAGCGACTAGGATAGGAGATGCAGACGTAGGACATTGTTCTGGAATGACCAGAGCAGAAGGTTCTCCTACCGTATTTGTCAATAATATACCTTGGAGTAGACAGGGAGATAAGAATACAACTCATTTATTTCCTGCTCCACCTATATGTTTACCCCATGCAGCACCTATTACTACAGGGTCAACAACAGTATTTTTAGATACTGGTATGACTCATGGTGCTTTAAAAATGGGTGGAAGTAAGGATGGTGGTACAGGAAAAGGTGCTGGTAGAGTAGGAGATGCTATTACTGGGTGTACTTCTGTTGCAGCAGGGTCTCCAAACGTGTTTTGTGGTGGAGAACCACCTACAATCAAGCCAGCAACTGAATTTGGACTAGAATTTGACGAAAAAACAGTATAATGCCGATAAAAACTAGCTATAAATTCGATGTAAAGGACAAATTTACTCCTGTTGGGTTCGGTGATGACGAAGTTACCCATATAGCAAGTTCTTGGCAAGTCTCAGATCATCAAGATTTTGGTATTTTACCCTTTGAAGAGGTAATAAATCCTGATTTCAAGACAAAAGTTGATTTTTTTGCTGAAGATTACCTTCAAGGCTTCAAAGATTACTGGATTAGGTGTAAATTTCACTCTTCTAAGGCAAAAGAGGGTGAAGTACCCCTTTATGTGACTGCAAAATTTGTAAAAGGGAGCACCGAGGTGACTCTCTTGGGTAGACAAAGTGAAGAAAACAGACAAATATTAGAAGTTGAGGATTTAGAGTACTCAATTAAACCTGGAATGCGTGTTGATTTGGTTTCTACCTCATCAGGTCGTACAGGTGGTATTGTTGTTCCAGAAGGTACTCTTATTCGATCAATTGACTTATCTACCAAAAAATTTGAATTAACTCATCCTTCTCTTCATAGTGGTGTAGTAAATGTCAATTTAACTAGGTGTGTTGAGTCAGATTGGAGTGTAGAATGGAGATTTAGGTCAGATAGAGGGTCTTGGGCTACTATTAACATAGGAACTCAACCAACTAGTCAAACAAATACTGCTGGAGCATGTGTTACATTCACTGCTGGCAACGTTACCATTACAGATGGTACGGAAATGGAGTATATTTGGCAAGAAGAGCTTCCAATGGTCGATGGAGAGACCTTTTTTGACATTCAAAACGGTGGAACAGCTCCAATTATTACAGGTGCTGATACAAATTCCTTAACAATTTGTAATTTACGCTATCCAGAGGATAATGGACGCTGTTTTAGACTAAAAGTCGTTGCTGAAACTGCTGCAGATGTATTTTCTGATACAGTTTGTATTACAGTGCTCCCTGTAAACATTATTATTACGTCACAACCTGTAGATCATACAGTAGTACAAGAACCTGTTGTAACAAATGAAACAGTTCCTTGTATTGGAGTAATTGACGAAACTTCTCCAAGTTATAGTACATATAATAGTGATTGGGCAGCTTTTAGAACTGCTTGGCCCAATAGACCATTTTGGTTGATGTCTGTCGCTAGAGGTGGTAGTTGGGGGTATAATAAGATACCTCAAAATATGAGTTCATATCCTAACCCCTTGACAGAACATAGAGTTCCTAGGTGGGGTGGAGACTGGTTTACACTTGCTAATCTGTCACAATACCCTCAAGGATCGACTGTAGCACTTTTTGTTGATGATTCTGGTTCAATGACCGTTTCTACAGTATCTCAAGCGTTAACTATGTTTGAACAGAAGTGTTCAGCAGCAGGAATCAACATAATTCGAGTATATAACCCCTATGAACGTTATGTTGAACCATTTATTACTAATTTGATTGGTCCAGGAACAATAACCAATTCAACTTTGGTAACTACAGGTGGAGAATTCAGTTGTACAGCAGAAACAACTGATTCTAGTGACATGAATTTCCAGTGGCAACTCAAACAATCTGGTGAAAGTACTTTTTATCCTGTTCAAGGTGCATTTGGTATATTACAATCAGGAGGAACAACAACTTACGAAACTCCTCCTGCAATCTATCCTACTGATAATGGGGACTTATATAGGTGTAAATTGACTGCTATAGGAGCATTAGATAAGTATTCTAATGAAGCAGAACTGCTTATAAGCAATCAAACTGGTTATTCTACCAGATTTAAGTATAGATTGGTGGAAAATAACCAACAACAACCATCTGGTTGTAGTTTCTCTTGGATTGAGGTAGATTTATCAAATGGTCCTTTAGACCTCGTAAATACTGGAGTATATGAAATGATTCCTGAAAATGGTAGTACTCCTATAAATTGTCAACTTTGGGGAGCAGGAGGAGGTTGTGGTGGAACATTCCAAGGAGCAGATGGTGGATATAGTACTGTAGAACTAACTTTGAGAAATACTGTACGTTATTTCTTCATTGTAGGTAAAGGTGGTCGTGGATCTACAAACCAAGGTACTGGTGATCCGCAGACTGGTGGTGCTGCAGGAGGTACTTTTGGAGGTGCTGGAGGTGGACTTACTGGAATCTTTGAAGAACCTGAGACTCAGACAAATCAAATAACTGAAGTTCTTTCATCAACTGCATTACCAATGTCAATTACTGGAGGTGGTGGAGGTGCTTCTGTACGGTCTCTAGGGGGTGCAGGAGGCGGTATAAGAGGTAATGATGGAGCAGATAGTGGATTAGATGGTGGAGGTGCTGAATGGGCAGGAATTGGGATAATAGGTGCTACACCTGGATTTGGAGGTGCTGAAGGTGATGGTGCTCCTGGTGGTCTTTATGCTGGTGGTCAGGGTGATGCAGGAGCTGCTGGTGGTGGAGGAGGATACCGTGGAGGCGGTGGAGGAGGATTTGTAGGTGTAGATGCTTCTACAGGAGCTGGTTCTGGAGGTGGTGGATGTGGATATTTCAATAATTCAATGATATCCGCAGCATCTACTGGTGCTAGAGATGGAACTGTTTCAAACTTCATTGCTACTTATGGTGCTGGTGGTGCAGGAAGTGATCAAGTTGGTGCTGATCAAAATGGTGGACCAGGAAGAATTCGTATAACATCTGCTGGTACTTCTTCTCCATAGACAAATACTCAGCAAACTGGTATAATATCCATATATTCGATCCATTACAATGGCTGTCAAAACTAAATCTGGAGCATGGGGTTCAAGTGATTACGTAGAGGCAATACCAAAGAAAACAAGACAAGGAAGGGGTAAGCACACTAAATATGCTGCAACTTCAAGGAATAAAGCGAAAAAAAGAAGTAGAGGACAAGGTAAAAGATAAGTATAAATATTACACCACATTTGCTATAGAAATCAATGGGAATGACCACATCTGCGTTGAACGGTGGTGATAATATAGTCACACCATTAGAGAGTGATGAGTATGATCCTATAACAGGACAGGGAACAGAAGTAAATCCATCAGATTATTGTCCAGAAGATTATTATGTATCTCCTTTGGAACAGGATATTCAGATGGTAATTCAGTTGTTGCAAGAGATTTCAGCTAAGTTAGATAGAGACTAAAAAACACGGGAAAGAAGCGGTCTAAATAATATATAATCCGACTTGTAACGCCCTATATGGCGAAAGTAGACCTTCTTTCACGATCATTCAAAGATATATCCTTTAGTTTTGATTCACACCCCAAAACTAAGGATATTCTTGTGAAAAGAAATGAAGCAGCAATAAAGTCTGCTTTGAAACATTTGATATTTACCAATGTGGGTGAAAGACCTTTTCAACCCGAACTTGGAACATCTCTCTCTAGACTTCTATTTGATAATTGCGATTACGGAACTGCGTCCCAAATCTCTGATGAAATTACTAGAGTTATTAAAAAATATGAGGAAAGAGTTGTATTGAGTCTAGTAGACGTAAATCCTCTTCCAGAAAATAATGCCTTTGATGTTTCTATTGAATTTGAAATTGTCGGAATTCCACATACGCAGACAATCGAATTCTATTTGGAAAGCACTAGGTAATAATGGCAAACACGAAACTTACTAGTTTAGACTTTGAAAATATCAAAGCAGAACTAAAAGATTACCTGAAGAATAATACTGATTTCACTGACTATGACTTTGAAGGGTCTGCGTTAGCGAATATCGTTGATTTACTTGCATATAACACGCATTATCAATCTTTCGTCTCGAATATGATTGCGAATGAATCTTTTCTGGATTCTTCGATCTTACGAGACAATGTAGTTCTTCATGCTAAAAGTTTAGGTTATTTACCAAGATCTGCCAAATCTTCTAGTTCTTTATTCAATTTTAACGTATTCTCAACATTTTCTGGATTGACAGGTAGTGCTCCTGGATCAATTACCATAAAAGCAGGTAGTGTTTTCAATGCGATAAAGGATAAAGTAACGTATTCATTATCAACTCCATCAGATATTGTTACTCCATTAGTATATGTCAACCCACAAGCTCCTGGTCAAGGTGCTACAGGTACATATAATAATGTTAGATTATATGAAGGTACATATCTTTCTACTTCATGGATTGTTGATCAAAATAATTTAGACCAAAGATTTATAATTCCTAATACTGGATTGGATCTTGATACACTTATTATCAAGGTTCAACCTGATTCTGGTTCAACAACATCAGATCTTTATACAAGAGGAGTGAATATTACTCAAGTTACCTCTACAAGTAAAGTATATTTTGTTCAGGAAATTGAAGATGAGAAATATGAACTTGTATTTGGTGATGGTGTAGTAGGTGCTAAACTACCAAATAATTCAAAAATAACAGCAACTTATATCATTTCTAGCGGAGCAGATGCTAATGGTATACAAGGAGTTTCTAATTTCGTATTTGCTGGAAATATAACCAATAATCTCTCTGTCACACCAGGAAGTCAAACTGTTACTATATCTAATTCACCTGTAACTGAAGGTGGTGCAAAACCAGAGACTATTGATTCAATCAAATTCCAAGCACCAAGATTTTATTCTGCTCAAAATAGAGCAGTAACTGCTGATGACTATGAAACTATCGTTCGTTTGGTTTATCCGAATGTTGACGATATTTTTGCGTATGGAGGAGAGGAAGCAAGTCCTCCTGAATATGGAAAGGTAAAAATTGTTATAAAACCGAAATCAGGTCGTACATTATCAGTAAGTACGAAGGAATTTATCAAGGGAAAACTTAGATCATATAAAGTTGCTTCTTTGACTACTGATATAGTTGATCCACATGTACTTTATCCAACAATCAACTCTGTAATATACTTCAATTCAGAAACTACTACAAAGTCAGCATCTGAAATAAAGACTTTAGTGGAAAGTTCAATAGATCTCTATGAAGAGTCTACTGCATTGAGTAGATTTGGAGGAAAACTAAAGTATAGTAAACTAATTGCAGTTATTGACGATGCAGATCCTTCTATTAGTAGAAACTCTACAACAATTTTAATGAGAAGGGATATTCAAGCAATTTTGAATACAAAAGCTTCTTATGAACTCTGTTATGTAAACTCATTTGCAGTTGATACAGATGCTCCAGTATTGACATCATCTGGATTCAAATTAGAGGGTTATACACAGACTTTTTACCTAGAAGATGACTATGATGGAACTTACCTAGATACTGCTAGGACTACTAAAAATGTAAAGGCGTATTACTTGAATAACTCAATTAAAACGTATCTTGGAGATCCTATAGGGTCTATCAACTATAGTAAAGGTGAAATTTTACTTGGTATGTCCACATCTATTATTATTACCGAAACAGTTGAAACTGGTTCAGTAATAAAAGTCACAGTTAGACCAGAACAAAATGATATTTTCGCAAAACGAGAAGTCTACCTGTCTCTTACAAAAGGAAATATTCAGGTATTAGCGGAGTCATAAGGAATGATAAAAGTATCGCAGTTAGTAGATAGTCAATTATCTGACTTTTTTAGACAGGAATATCCTACTTTTGTAAAGTTTTTCGAGGAATACTATAAAGCAACTGAGATTGATGGTGCTTCGACTGGTCTTCTACGAAAAATTCAGAAATATCAAAATGCTGATTTTTATAAGGATGGTATTATCCTTGAGACTACATTAGCTGTTGATATTGATGAAACTCAAGAATACATAGAATTATCACAAAAAACTGATAATAAAGGAAGAGCAATATGGGAAAGGTTTCCTGAAGAAGGTCTTTTATTGCTAGATGATGGTACAAATAGAGAAATTGTACAATATAAAAATATTTCTTTCGGTACTTTATCTTCTATACGTAGAGGTTCTTCAGGTTCAATTAAATTAGGTGATTTACTAAACGATAGTACCTTCCTGAATACTACTGGGACTGCTTTTAGTGCAAGTAACACAACTGTTACTAACATTAGCCATCTTTTCCTTGCAACTTTATTCAAAAATCTAAAATCTCAGTATTTCTCTGGAATTCCTATTGAAAGACTGAATCAGGATATTTCAGTACCTACAATCCTAAAGTATATCAAGGATTTCTATGCATCTAAAGGTACAAGTCCTGCAATTGAATTCTTATTCAGAAGTGCATTTAATGATGAGAAGATTTTAGTTCGTTATCCAAATGAGCAACTTCTAAAATCATCTGTATCTACATGGTCTGTTGATACCATATTACAGGGAACTCTAATCAAATTTCATGATAATGCCACAGTAGATAATCTTCCAGGATTAGTTCTAAAACAAATTACTTATGGTTATGATCAGACAATTGGAGAAGCAACAGCAAATATTGAAAAAGTAATTCCAATCAAATCAGGAAATGATACTCTTTATAGAATTTTCTTGAATGCAGAGTCTATTATTGGAAATTTTCAACCTGCTAATGAAACAAGAAGTAATTCTACTTTTGGTAGTAATAATGAGACTTTAGTTGTTGACTCAACAATAGGATTCCCAGAAATAAACGGTGAATTTTATGTAGAAGGAATAAATGATACAGATGGTATCCCAATATCATTTTCATATGCAGAAAAGACAGCTACAGAATTTTATGGTGTAGCTACTAATGCTACAGGTTTTACAGGTGTACCTAAGTCTCAATCAGTATTTGGATCTAATATTCTTTACGTAGTTTCTGATTCTCAAGACGATCCATTCAAAGATGGATATACTGCTTCTTTTAGACCTGCTGGTTTGATATCAGAGACTCCTATAACTGGTAAAGGATTATTTGTAAAAGAAGAAGATGTTGTTGAATTTGGTTTATCTGGTAAGAAACAAGATTCTCCTATCAATTCTTCATGGAGACAGAATGTTCCTTCAACAGAAGACAACGTAAGAGTAGTTTCATATGCTGGAACTATGGTCAATACTTATATCAGTGGTTCATATATTGTTTCAAGAGGAGTAAACCAAGTATTTGAGAATAATTCACATGTATTTGTATCTTCAAATGGATTCCCTGATGTTCTTAGTATTGGTGAGATAAGGCAAGGTCCACATTCTGCATTAGCAGTCGCATCACAAAGACATCTGAAAAAGATTCCAAAAGTTCCTAGTCTTGGTAAATCAAAGGTAAAACAACCTGATAATGGGACTATAGGTGTAACTATTGATGGTGTTCCTATTATTTCCTTGACAGGACAGAATACAGAACTTGATGGTCCTATTCTTGGTCAAGGTGGACAGTTAGTTAGTGCTGGTGAACTTAATGATATTACTGTAGTAGATGGTGGATTTGGATATACTGCACCACCAAAAGTTATTATCAGTGATGATTTTGGTCAAGGTGCTATTGCTACAGCACAAATATCTGGTGGAAAGGTAATAGGTGTTACTCTAAGTTCTCCTGGTGCATATCAACAAACTCCAGAAGTAACTATTAGTGCAGGATCTGGTGCTCAGATGACTACTGAGTTTGCATCCAATAATGTTACTGGAGAAATAAAAAATCTTAATATTATTCAAGCAGGTCAAGATTATACCCAAGTACCAGAAATCGTCATTGTAGACGAATCTGGAAGGGGTAGAGGAGCAAGATTCGTTGTTAGTACAATTGACCCTACAAGTGGTTCTATATCTGCTATACGAAAAGTTTCTGGTGGATATGATTATGATGTATCAAAAACTAAGATTTATATCGTTCCTACTGCATCTGGAGCAACTGTTGAGGCACAACTAACTGAATGGCATAGAGATAATATCAAAGAATATTCAAGATATTCTGATAAGCATAATGGATATCCTTTCCCTGGTTTAATACCAGAATATCATTCTGCGTACAATTATGTTGGTAATCCTATAGGTATTAGAAATGTACTTGGTGATAATATTGTTGCTGGTAATGAGCAAGCAGGAAATCTAGAACACTCACCTATTCTTGGATGGGCATATGATGGTGTTCCAATATATGGTCCTGTTGGTTATGAGGATCCTTTACCATCACAATCTGGAGATTGGAGTATAAAACGTTTAGAATCATCCTATTTCCTAAAAGATGCACGTAATGCCATTGGTATCGTGGCATATCAGATGGGAACATTTACAGAAGATTATGAGTATAAACCAGATGGTGATCCTTTACATCAAGATTTGGATGAGTTTAATGGAAGATTCTGTGAAACTCCTGAATTTCCATTAGGTAGATATTGTTATTTTACTACTGTTCATTCGAGTAGAGATCCTAATCAAGTAGATAGATATGACATAAAACCAAGATTCCCTTATGTTATTGGACCTACTTTTAAATATGCACCAGAATCATCTAACTGGGATTCAACTTCTATATTGAAGAATTTGCCTTCTGATGTTATAAGAGTAAGAGATGTAAATAATAACTTACCTCAGTTTGGTTCTTTAGTTGGTGCAACAGTATCTAATGTTTCATCAGGATCTATTGATTCTGTTATTGTTGAGAATGCTGGTACAAATTATCAGGATGGCAATCAATTCTTCAATCCTAAATGGGGTACTGGAGATAGATTCTATGTTGATAATACAGATACTCAAGGTGCTGGATTTTCAGCAGAAGTTTCTTCTATTCTTCCCAAAGATCCAGATGGTAAGATTGTACATGTAGGTAGTATTGTTGCTAATGATATCATTGGAAAACTTGATTCTAGACAACAAAGACTAAAAGTTCCTTCTCCTACAATTATTCCAGGTACTAATAGACTGGTTTATAATAGGATATCTGAAGGTGATGAGATTACAGATAATACTGTTTTAGAGCAGAGTTTTGAAACTTCCGTTGATATTGATGAAAAAGTAACAAATATTCAACTTCGTGCTAGAAATCTTGAAAATCTTAGCACAGGAATGACATTAACACTTGAAGATGAAATAGTATATGTAAGTGGTACTCCAACTAATAATACTAAGTTTGTAAATGTTAGAGTTTCTTCTACAGAGCAATTATCTAGTGATTTACCAATAACATCAGGATCACAAAAAGGATTCTATTATCAATATTTAAATGGATCATATGCATTTGATGAAATTTATGTTGATTCTCAAAATGTTAGTTATAAGATTGGTAAGATTATAGGACTTGATAGAACTGCAAAGGTAATGCAGCTTGAGATGTATATTAATCCTGTTACTGATAATTACTATACATTTACTGTTTCATCTACATTCAATCAGGCATTATATAACAATGCTGGTGGATATGAACATTCAATTAGTGTTGCTGATGTTGGATTTACAGGAATTGCTGCTGCAGCTGCACTTTATAATGGAACTGGATCAGCAAGTAGATTCTCTTCTTCAATACAATCACCAACTACAGAAACAAATTTATGGGGTGGTGCTAATAATTACAACTATTTTGGTGAAGCACGTGCAGGGGATTTTGAATTTTCAAAGCAAGTTCCAGTAATTCGTTCATGGGATTCTTCTAAAGCAGTTCCTCATGGATCAGGAGTTACTTTAAAAAGTCAAGTACCTACAGGGGTTATATCTGATTATACTGTAAAGATTTCTGTTGTTGGTGTATCCAGCATGGATGCATGGAATGTCGGGACTTATATAAAGGGAGCAGATTCTCAATGTGAAGGAAGAGTTGTAAAAGTAGAAAAAACAAGTCCAACTGAAGGTTATCTTTATATACAGGATATAAAGTCAGGTCCAAATGCTGGAGACCTTCCTAGGTTTGGAAATTGGGATGGTACTAATTTTACTGGTGAAACTGTTAATGAAATTGGAATTGGTGCAACTAATACTATAGATGGTGGAGTTATTACGAGTTATAATCCAATAACACAGACCACTACACAACTTACTAAAACAATAGAAAATCTTGATACAATTTTACATGTAGCAAATCCTGACGCTTTCCCACTCGATAGGTATATTGCTATTGGTGTTGAAAAAATGCGAATTGTCTCTAGAGATCTGGAGAATAAAACATGGACAGTTGCTAGAAAACAGTTAGGAAGTGCATATCCTACTAGTGGTAGTCACTTAAATGGTACAGTAATTGAGATTTCAAATTCTGCAGGAACATTTACTGCAGGTTCTGATAAGTATTATGCAACGGTAGATTTATATAATGCTCAGACATTTACTTCATCAAGTACATTCAAAGATCAAGATGACCAAAATATTGATGTAGAAGAAGCAATATTGAATCCAATTACTGCTGATCAACGTAATATAACATTTGGTCCTACTAATTTTGATTTCTTCAATTTAGGAAATGTTATAAAGATTGGAACAGAATTTATTCGTTTAGATGGAGTTGCTGGAAATATATTCCATGCTACTAGGGGATTTAATAATACTACAGCACAAGAACATGCTCATGATAGTTCAATAACAAATCAGAGTGAACTTCAAGCTACTGTTACTGTAAGAGAAAAAGAAAATGGTGTTGATATTGGACCTATTTCTCATGGATTAGATGAATCTGATATAGTTGAAATATTTGGTGATCCATCAGAAGATGAAACTTCTAAAACGTTAGTTGAAGTAAAATTTGATGGTTCTGCTAATAGATTTAGATTTAAGAGTATTCATACTAATGATACATTTGAATCTAATCCAAATCTAACTTTTGTATATGGTCATACATATGAATTTGATGTATCTGATCTAAGTAACCAAACTACTATATTATCATTCTATAATGATGATTTGTATACTGATGAGTATGCTGTTGACAGAAATGGTACTCCAGGTAATGCTAATGCTAAGGTAACGTTATCGATAACTGATACTTCTATTGCAAATTTATTCTATGATAATTCAAATAGTTCTATAACAGATAGTAATCCAAAAGTTAATTTTGTTGAAGATCCTTATAATGTTTCTGGAACTTCTATATTCAATGTTACAGAATCTACTTTTGATTATATTGTCAAACGTAGGGTAGAAGGTTCTGCTAGAGGAACTAAAAAGATGGGAGTTGTTACTCCAAACGTTTTTGGAGAAATTGCTAATGTTAATATTCTAAATCAAGGTTATGGATATGAATCTCTTCCTATCATAAAGGGTATATCTTTAAGAGATGAAGATAAAATACGTTATACAATTACTGTAGATGAAGATAACGGAGCGATTACTTCAGTTGATGTAGTTTATGGTGGTAAAAGATATATAAGTCCAACAGTATATGTTATTGGAAATGGAACTGGTGCTAAATTGATTACTGATACTTTAGCTGGATCAGTTCGTACTATTAGAGTAGAAGATGGAGGTCTTGGATATTCAACTGGTACTGAATTGCTTTTGGTTGAAGAAGATGAAAGAAATGTAAGAGTTCTTCCATCATCTTCTACTATCGGTAAAGTTATTGGACTCAATATAACAAATCCTGGTGCTCGTTTCTCCAATAACTTCACAATGGTTCCTGAGACTACTATTCCAACTTCAATGCAGTTGGTAAATCTCGGTAATGATAATCCAGATTCTCCCAAGAGATATGAGTTTGGTGAAAGAGTATATCAAGGTGATGTTAATAATCCTTTAGTTACTGGTATAGTTGTTGATTATAATGAAATAAATCAGACTCTTAGAGTAAAGAGTGTTGTTGGGGAATTTTTGGTAGGAGTACAACTAAGAGGATATCTTTCTGGAACTATATCTACACCTCAGACAGTCAATGCTGCTTCTATCCAGTCTACTATTGATGCTATTACTAGTATTAGTGGATTCTTCTCAGATGACTTAGGTAAACTAAGTACGTCATCTCAGAAGATTCAGGATTCCTATTTCTATCAGGATTTCTCTTATGTTATCCGTTCTCAGATACCAGTATCCGACTGGAGAGAAATTATCAAGGATTCTACTCATCCTGCAGGTTTCTTAGTATTTGGTGAAGTTATTCTCGATTCTTCAGCAAGTGTAACTACTGTTCCTCTTGGTGGTAGTACAACTTGTCCTCCAAATGTACACAAATTTACTTTTGATACTAAAGCAGATATTGTAGCTGATTATACATCATCATATTCATGGGGAACAACATTGTTCTTGAGAAATGGTGCAGATATTAAAGTTGGAGATTCATTCAAATTCTATCAGGATAGTTTTGATTATGAATTGAAATGGAAGGCAATAAATGCTGCTGGTGATATTATTGAGGGTAAATTAGTTGATCAGAAGATATATTATATAACTGATGCAATAAATGATGGATTAGGTAATGCACATGTAAAAATATCTTTGTATCATCCAAACGATACATTTGCTGACGCTGAACATAATAGAGAAAGATTTGATTTATCTTTACAACCAACTTTAGGTTCTTATCTTCCAAACTTTACTTGTGATTCACAGAATCCATATAAACAGATTACTATTGAAGTATTCAAAGAGTTTATTGATATTGATCCTACAATTCCAATGGAATTGACAGATTCACTCAAGACTGTTCAAATCAATAAGTTCTTTAGAATGGTTGAGAGACCTGGTATGGGTTCTCTAATATCTGCTGAAGGAACAGTTGCTATTGATCTATCATATGTTGATGATATCACTGCTAATATTGATGGTATCAAGAAAATATATGATATTAGAGAAGAAGGATCTTTAATTTCTCCTTGGAGTGATAATTCATTACTTGTTACTATTGATGGTGTAGGGCAGGAACCTGGAAAGGCATTTACAATTATCAATGATAGAAAGATTGAGTCATTAGAAATTACAAGTACTGGTGATGGTTCATTAGAGTATGATTCTTGGAAGATAACTAGTGGTTCAACAGATATTGATAATGGTGTTACTGTTGTAAGTGGTACTGCTGATGTTAAGCAAGTATATAAAGACGAAGAATTCATTTATATAACTTCGCAAGGTGTTCCATCATATACAGCAACTCTAGGTCCTTATAGTGGACTAAACCCCTCTTTCCAAGACTATATCAAGAGAATACCAACTGAGGTATTTGCTCCTGTAGATAAGGAACCTACTCCATTAGGAGTTATTGGAATATTTGCTAATGGAACCCTTTTACAAAACAGTACATTAGAAACAACATATAATAATAAAAATAAGTGGACTATAACTGAGGTTGGATCTAGCCCACTATCTGATGAATTTGGTGGCATGGCAAATACTAGAGGGCAGTATTATCAGGCATGTAATCCAATAGGATTGAGAAGACAGTTGAATGATAATATGACATCATCTGGAGCTTATGCAGAAGATGCTACAACTCCAACACATTCACCTATCCTTGGATGGATGTTTGATGGTACTCCAATATATGGACCTTATGGATATACAGATCCTCATTCTGCTATATCTGCTGTAAAGAGAATAGAAAGTGGATATTCTACTAGACAAATTGGTACTAGAAATACTTTTATTGATGGAACAATTCTTACAGGAGATGATATTGGTCCCCCAGTAGACTCAGTTGAATTTAATGTAGTAGGATTTGTTCCGTTTGCTGGTGCTACTGATGAATTCCTTCCTGGTGCTGTACTTACTCAAGTAAACAGTCAAACAGATGATACTGTAGTTTCTGGTGTAAGTGGAATTGTTCAATCATTTGATCCTATTACAGGAAAAGTTCTAATCGCATCTGTGAATGGTGTATTCAGCCAAAATATGTGGGTCAAGAGTCCTACTGCTTGGTGTCAGATTAGTAACGTTCCTATCATATACAATATTGGTTACTTTGTAGAAGATTATAGTTATAGTTCAACAGGTGCAGACCTTGATGTTTATAATGGAAGATTCTGTGTAACTCCAGAATTCCCTGAAGGTAGATATTGTTATTTTGCAACTATAAAGAATGAAAATTATACTTATTCTACAACTAGTACTCCAGAATTGAATGCAGCATATCCATTTGTAGTTGGTCCGAATTTATACCATAAGTTCTATCAAGAAAATCAACTTACTAAAGGTGAATTAGCATCTAAGATTATATTTGCAAATCCACCTAAAGAAATTATTGATAGTTCTACAGGTCATACTCAAACTCAGAAGTTTGTAGCTAGAAAATTTGGATTCTCTGATGTACCTAACAATAGGAATTTCAATAAGAAATTTGTTGATATTTCTCCTCAGTTTGATGGATATAAGACAACATTTGCATTACAATATAATGCTCAACAACCAAACTTTGCTCCTACTGATCCAATAGAACCAAGTGAAAATGCTTTAGTGTTCATGGATGGTATTATTCAGATACCTGGAGTTGATAAATCATATACCATAGATGATGTTGCCAATACAATAACTTTCAGTACTCCTCCTAAGAGAATTGGTAAGTTGATTAATATGAGTGAAATTGCTGGAATTCTAAATTTCAGAGAAAATGAGATTGTAGTTGGTAAAACAAGTGGAGCAACAGGAAGAGTTATTAATAGAACTCCTCTTGGATATGAAGGAAAGGGTGTACTAAAAGTTGAAGTACTAACTAAAGATTTTGTTGATGGGGAAAATATTACTGCTCCAGCAGTTTCTGGTGATGTAGAACCAAGAACAGGAAAGGATACAACTGGTGCTGTAATTCAATTAGGTAATCTTAATGTAAGCGGAGCTTCTTATGATCCTAATACAGGAGAAATGATTCTTACAGTTAGTGATGTGAATCATTTGGTTGAAGATTTGAATGGAAATCTAATCAGTACTCCTATTACTACAAATGATGTTCTTAATATTAGATATAAATCTATAACATTTACTTGTTTCCAAGATAACCATCAAACTGAGCATAGTTATCCACGAGCAGGAGATCCAGCTCATCGTCAAAATTTGAATATTACAGCAGTAGGTGCTCAGACTATTACTGTGAATGTAGGTGTATCTCCAAATAAAACAACTCATCTTTTTGTCAATGCATCTAATCCTGCAGTATTAGTCAATGGAAAGACATTTGGTCGTCAAGAAATTGATACTCCTATAAACCTAAAAGGAACAGTAACTGCTAAGGATAGATTCTTAGATGCTGCAAACCTTCTTGAAGCAAACAAACAATTGATTGCTGAAGAATCTGTTTTAGCAATGTTGGATTATCCTGCATATAAAGGATCATTCTCAGTAGCATCAAATCAAGGTGGTAATTATACACACCGTTTTGAAAGTGGTGTTACTAATGCTATTACTGCTAATGATGGTTCACAATATACTGCTGTTACCAATACAACTTATAACCCTGCATCTGGATTCCTAACATTAGATATTGGAACTCATACTTTGACTACTGCTAATACAATTACTATTGATGATGGTGGAGTCACATTTAGTTGTGCTAAGGATAATAATGCTACAAATCATGCATATCCAAGAGCAACTGATCCTGCATCTGGGCAGTCATTAGCAATTACTGCTGCTGTTGGTGATACTATTACTGTAAATGTTGGATCATCCCCATTTAATAATCAAGATTGTATTGATGATGTAAAGGATGTTATCTCTGCTATTGTTGATAATATTAGATTTGGTGGAAATGATGAAGTTTATGATGCAGCAGACCTTTATGTAAATGGAGGGGTATTACAGCATCTTGTAGGTGAGGAAGAACCATCTAAATTAGCATTCAGGTGGGCAAAGGATCTTTGTGTTCTTGCTATGCAGAACAAGTTGAATGATTATAATAAACTTGGTACTGCTAATGGTTATTCTTCAATTGATAATGCTTCTACCAATAAGATGATTGATGGAGCAAATCTAATAGAATGGAATAAAGATCTAATTGCCCATGAAGCATTAGAAAGAATGTCTGCTCAATATCCTACTTACACTTACAATAGTGGATATACATCTGATGATTGTTTAGATGATTTGAAAGATACTCTTGATTGTATGATCTTCAATATGACTTATGGTGGAAATAATAAGACTTGGGATGCTGCAAACTTCTATGCTCAAGGTGCATATATTGTAACTGGAAAAGAGACAGAAATTGTTTATGCATTCAATGCTGCAAAGGATATTTCTTCTGAAGTTTGTCGTAATATTCTTGTGAATATTACAGGAAGTCATGGATTCACTCAGCATACTAATGCTACAATCACTGATTCTACAATTACTTCATTCACACCATCTGCTGCAACCTATAATCCAACATCAGGTGAAATGGTTCTAACAATAGCCAATCATGGATTAACTTCAGCAAATACTATTGAGATAGATACAGATTCTTTAGAATTTACTTGTTCTATGGATAATAATGCTACTAAGCATACCTATCCTAGATCTTCAGATCCTTCTAACAGTAAAGCATTAGAAATTCTCAATTCTACTACAAATACTATTACTGTAAATGTTGGATCATCTCCTTTAGAAACTTATAATATAACTGATGCTGATTATAATGAGACTAGTGGTGATATGGAGATTACTATTGGTGATCACAACTTTATTGAAGGTTCTGGTATAAAGTTAGCTGCCAATTCACTAACCTTTACTTGCCTAAAAGATTTCAATGTAACTGAACATTCATATCCTCGTACAACAGATCCAGTTTATGATAAGTCTATTCCAATCAAGAGTATTGGTACAATACCATATAGTATAAGTGATGCGGATTATAATCCAGAAACAGGAATAGTTACTTTGACTGTACCTGGTCAATCATTTACTAATCCAACAAGGCATACTGCAGAGAGTGCTTCTTATAATCCTTTAACAGGTGAATTGACTGTCACAGTTGGTACTAATAATACCTTTAAAGTTTCTGACATGATTAGGATTGCTCCTAATTCAATGTTCTTTACATGTACTATGGATGCTAATGCTACACAACATTCATATCCTCGTCTTTCCGATCCTGTAGCAAATAAGTGGTTGCCTATTAGTGGAGTATCTACTTCTTCATTCACTGTAAATGTTGGTACATCTAATATTAGTGGATATGATGTATCAGATTCTACATATAATCCTACAACTGGAGATCTAACTTTAGATATTGGTCCTCATAATTTAGACATAGGAACATCAATTAGAATTGGAAAGGATTCTTTGAGATTTACATGTGATATGGATAATAATGGTAGTTATCATACTTATCCAAGATCAACTGATCCTTTCTATGATAAAGCAGTCAATATTAGTGCTAAATCATCTACCACGATAACTGTCAATGTTGGAACTACTCCTCTTGCAAGTCATAATGTTACTGATGCTACCTATGATACAACTTCAGGTAATCTGCAGTTGGAGATTGGATCTCATACCTTACAGGTTGGTGAGAGTATTAGATTGCAACCAGAATCTCTAACATTTAGTTGTGCATTCAATGGTGCTTCAGGTGCTGCTGCTGAGAAGGCATATCCTCGTGCAACAGGTGCTACTACCAATACTGGTGCTGATTATGCATATAATACTGCTCTTGAAATTATTTCAATAACTTCAACAAAAATTACCGTAAATGTAAATGGTGGTCAAGGTGCTATAAGCAATAGTGATGTTCATACATTTGTATCAGCAACTTCTGGTGCTGTGGTCTCAGGTGGTAATTATCCACACACATATGTAAATCAATCTAATACATTTACACCAACTGGTGCATCATATAATCCAACAACAGGTTTTATGACACTAACTGTGAATGATCATAAGTTTGGTAATGGCGATCATATAAGAATTGCTGATAATTCCATTGTAATGACATGTACTCATGGTAGTGGGCAGAAATCATATCCAAGAATTAGTGATCCTGTTAGTGGTAAGTGGATACCAGTTTCTAATGTAACTGCAAATACATTTGATGTTCAAGTTCTAGATTCTGCTCCATCTACTAATACTACTCCTCACACATTTATTTCTGCACAAACTAATTGTATAGAAAGAGCTGTTGTTAGTACAGGTGGAAATTACGCACATACATTTATTGATGCACTTGCTGGAGGAATTGAGAAAGCAACTCAATTGGTAAAATTAGATGATAATGCATTGATGTTCCAATGTGCTATGGATGATTATGCAACAAATCATACTTATCCTCGTCCTTCTGATCCATATAACTCAAGATGGCTTCCTATAAGTGGAGTTGATGGAGATAATTTTGATATTCAAATTGGAGTTTCTCCAAATAAATCTAAACATAAATTTATAACTGCAGAACCTAATAGTCTAAAAATACAAGATGGTAAAATTACAATCAATGTAGGAAGTTCATCTTTACCTACTGATCATCACCCTCATACATTTGTAAGAGCAACTGATGGTGCATTGATTAGTGGTGGTAGTTATACACATTCATTCAGTTCTGCTAAGGATAATTGCATTACTGCAAGAACTATATTGCCTACTTTAGCTCCAACTGATGCAACATATGATGCTACTACTGGAAACTTAGTAATTACATCTAAGGATCATGGATTAACAACTAATGATAGAATTAGTATTACTCCAAATTCAATGAACTTTACATGTTCAATGGATGGCAATTCAACAGAGCATAGTTATCCTCGTAAGTCTGATCCAGTTGCTGCTGCTGTAATACCTGTTGCAACAATCAATAATTCTGATACATTTACAGTGAATGTAGGTGCTTCACCAACAGTAAATCATAATGTTTCTAATGCAACTTATGATTCTGTTACAGGTAATATGATACTTACTATTGGAAATCATACTTTGAATAAAGGGACATCAATCAAGTTAGCAGATAATTCACTAACATTTACATGTGCTAAAGATGGTAATGCTACTAATCACACATATCCCAGAACAGATATAATCAATAAAAATATTGATACTGCTTCTTATAATCCTGTTACAGGTATATTGAGTATTACCAGTACTGGTCATGGATTCTCTAATGGAGAAACTGTAAAGATTGCTAATAACTCTATTACGATGAAATGTTTGATGGATGGTAACTCAGTAAATAAAAATTATCCAAGATCAACAGATCCTATTAGTGATAAATGGGTTGAAGTACAAAATGCACTTACAGATACATTTGATATATTTGTTGGTAAATCTCCTTTAGTCAAATATACACCTGGTCCTGGAACTACATATGATCCTAATACAGGTCTTGTAGTTCTCAACATAGGACCACATAATTTAGTTGGTGAGAAGAAATTTACTCCTGCTGCTGGTACAACATACAATCCTAATACAGGTATTCTGTCTGTTAGACATGTAGATCATGGACTAATTGTTGGTGATCAGATTAGAATAGCACCTAATGCAGTTACTTTCACATGTTTGGAAGATAATAATCAGACTAATCATTCTTATCCACGTCCTTCTGACCCTGTTGCTAATAAAGTAATAGACGTTGTTGCTGTGACTGCTGATACATTTGATGTTCAAGTTTTAGATACTATACCTTCTACTAACGTTACAGATCATACATTTGTATCTGGTATTGCTAATAGCATCACAAAGGCAGGTCATTCTATTAAACTTGCTGCTGATGCATTGAAGTTTACTTGTGCTAAAGATAATCACGCAACATTCCATACATACCCAAGACCAAGTGATCCTAATTTCAATACTGCAATCGACATAAAAGACGTTACTGATACAACTATAACAATACAAGTATTGAATACTATTCCATCTACTAACACCTCAGATCATATATTCATTGAGGCAACTGCTGATTCAGTTATTGCTGGTGGTAATTATACACATACATTTGTATCAGCAACCACTAATGCAATTAGTCATAGAAAAGATAATGCATATGATAATTCTATTGAGATTATTCAGGATGGATCACTTCATACTGTAACAGATGCCACTTATAATCCAATAACAGGAAAAATGGTAGTTACTGTTCCTACTCATGGATTTAGTAATGGTGATCATATCAAGTTTAATAATGGTTCCTTGAAGTTTGAATGTACATTTGATACTACTATTGTTCAATCCTATCCAAGACCAACTGATCCTTACAGTAATAAGTGGTTATCTATAACTTGGATTGATAATGATACGTTTGAAGTCTTTGTAGGAAAATCTAGTAACACCACTAAACATACATTTGTAACTGCAGACACAGATGGTCTAACAAGAAATAATGGTCAAATTACAATCAATGTTGGGGTTGCTGAAGTTGCTGAACAGTATACACATACATTTGTATCAGCAACTCCTAATGCTGTAATTTCTGGTGGTAATTATGCACATACATTTGTAAGTGCCTATAGCAATGCAATTAAAGTTCTTGGTTATGATACTAATGATTGTGCTGATGTAGTTTCCGCTATAGCATCACTCAATAGTATTGTTACTAATGCAATTACAACTCCATCATCCTTATCAAGTGTTGTAAGAACTCCTCCTAATGCATATCCATTGAAATATACAAATTCTGATAATTTGGTATTTGATAATGATATTGCAATAGATCCTGCTTCAAGAAATTATACTGTGTCTTGTGCTGATGTTGCATCTTCTATCAGTACTTTGATGGATATCATTATCAATACTATTGATAATCCAGCATCTTTTGCTTCTGTTGTTAGGACTCCTAAGAGATCTTATATTGAAAAGAAAGGAATATTCCAAGAGTTCTTTGCATATTCTAATGGTAAATATGCTATCTTAGATGAAATTGATATTACATCTTCCGCAACAACATTTGTTATGACGCAAGATGGAAAATTAGTAATACCTAATATATCTGAACAGATTGTTGTTACTGTCAATGGTGTTGTTCAAGAATTTGGACAAGCATATGTTGTCAATGAGTCTCTAATTGAATTCTATAAACCAATTGCAGCAGGTTCTGATTTACAGATTATATATTGGTATGGTAGAGATTTGGAGAAAGTTCTCAAGGGTTATAACGTACCTCTCTATGAACCAAGTTACATTAAGAGAGACAGTACTGGTGCTCCTATTCTCTTTACTACTGAGAGTGGAATACCAACAAATAAGAGAATTAGAACTCTTCCATTAGAAGCATATCCTATTTACGAATTCTTCAGACTAGGAGATAATATCAAGATAGATGGAGAAAATGCTGAAAGAGAGCTTATAGATCTTTCTAACAGAGATATTATTGAATGGGAGAAGAAAATTGGTACTAATGAATATTCACTTGATGCTGCTACTGGTATTCTAGGTTCTCCTATAGAGATTAGATTTGAAACTTATGGCAATCAATCAACTTCTGGATTTATATCTGGAACTAAAGTTGTATATGACAATAATGGAAATAGTGATATTCCTGGATTGACTAATGGAACAACATATTATCTTGGATATACTTATACAACTAAAGGAGTCAAGTTATTTGATAACTACCTAGATTCTATTGGTGGTGGAACAAATTCCATAGCAATATCTCCTGGAACAGGAGTTCATAAGTTTCTACTCGAAACTGATTTATCTGGTCTAAAACAGACACAATTCAAGACTTCTGATTATACTGGTGAAATTAGAGGACGTGAAGCTACCTTTACTGCAAGGGTTAGATTTACAATGCTTCTATCTGATTCAACTGCATATACCACTCCAGGAACAATTATGTTTAGTGGTGGTCAATCTGTTGCATCAGTAGTTCAGGATCTTGGTAATAATAAAGTAGAGATTCAAATATATCCTGATAGAATTCTTGCTGATGGAGCAACAATAACAACTGATCTTGGTGGATCTAATTCTGTAACCTTGACTTCTAAGGAGAATGGTTATGTTTATGAAATTGATTCTCTAACTGGATCATTCCCAACTGGATTAGATTATGATACTGCACCTATTCTTATAATCAAGGCTGCAGAAACTGATAACGGTGGATTTGCAAGAGCACATGCTGAAATTGATCAGAATAAACAGATTTCTAAATGTGTTGTTGATGAACCTGGTGAAAATTATTTCCAAGTACCAGAAGTTCTTGTTACCAGAGCATATAAGCATATTACTCAAACATATCCTCTTGCTCTAGTAAGAAATCAATATAATTTCTGGTCATCCTTTGATACTACATTGAGAACTACTATGGTTCTTGATGCCAAGCAACTTACTGTTAGTTTTGATACTACAATAACTACTACACCACTTACAAAAGCTGGTCAAGAAGTTACAATATTCCGTACTGATGAGATTGTTGATGATCTCTTAGCTGATGATTCATCAAGAGTATATGATTATCATGGTTCAACTGATCCTGCATTCCCAACAGAATCTGCATCTGGTATACCAAATCAGGTTTCTATAGGTAATTTGAAATTATTCCCAACATTCCAATCTTTTGAAGAGAATAAGTTCAATGTAGATAATACATTAACTATTGGTGCTCTTGATAATAAGTTTGGATCATTAAGAATCAAGGATGTTGCTGATAGATTCTATTCTTCATTATATGAAGATGCAAACGTTGCAGGACATCAGCAGATAAGATTTGATGCTACATGCCATACCATGATAAGAGAATTTGCTGGAAAATTCTCTGTAGCTGGTTCTATTGGAAATAATTTTATTAATTTAGAAGGTGTTCAAGGATTCAACTATATGACAGTTGAAGGTAATACTTTCTGGTTGACTGAGGATATGGCAATCTATGAGGAAAGAACATTTGTTATTGTTGGTTATGTGGATAAGATTATTGATTCCAACACATTTATTCTAAGATTGAATGTTGGTCAAAATCTCTTATCTGGAACCAATATAAGTAATGTAGCAAATACTGTTATGGTATCCATTGCTTCTCAGGTTTCTGGAGAAATAGAAACAGGTAAGGAACGTCTTGCCTATGATCAAATAGATTGGGTAAATAAGAGGTTGCTTCTTACACAACCACTAACCCATAATTATAATGTAGGGGAGTCGATCAGAACTGCCCGACCTATCCGCTTAGGATCTACTTAGATCCACGGTATAAATATAAATAACGTAAGAAAGCCCGTATTTCAACTTTTTAGCGATGTCTAGTAGCCTAATTACTGAGCAGTTTAGAATCCATAATGCCGATAAGTTCCTTAAAGCATTCGATACTACAAACAACACCAATTCCAATAACATTTACTTCTTTATTGGAAGACACACTTCATGGTATTCATCATACGATGATAATAGTAACTATGGAGCAACCTCTTCTCCTACTTTGAGTGAGGGAAATGTCCCTGTTCCATATGACAATGGAGATTTCTATAACGAGATTCACGATGATATCCTTTCTCTGAAGAAAATCGGGTATTCAAATGTAAGAAAGGTTGTTAGACGTTACAACTGGGTTCAAGGAACAAAGTATACAATGTTCCGTCCAGATTACAATCAGACAAATCAGACTGCTCAGGGTACTTCACAACTACTAGATTCACAATTCTATGTGATGAACCCTACTACCTATGAGGTATTCAAGGTTTTGAATAATGGTGTGTCACCAACAAATCCAACAGGGGGAAGTACAGGAACTACTGCTCCTACTGCGGCTGCTGCAAACTCAGACAATATTGTTACTTCTAATGATGGATACATTTATCAGTATCTTTATAAGTTAGAAACTAACGATGTGTTATTCTTTACATCTACGGACTTTATTCCAGTAAAAGCAACTAGTTATGCTAGTACTGTTGTAAAAGGAGCACTTGATATTGCTCTTCTAAAGACTGCTGGATCAGGTCTTCCTGTTTCTCAGGAACTTTATTTCAGAGTCAAGGGTGATGGGGATGATGTTACTAATGGTTTTGCAGTTCTAAAACTAACTACTGATGCTAGTGGTCAGGTAGATGCTGCTGAAATTACTACGAGAGGACGTAATTACACATACGCAACTGTTGATCTCAGTGCAGGTGCTACTTACTATACTTCTGTTACAAACTTGAGAGCTGGTACTCCTTCTTCTACTCTTCCTGCTTCTGGTTATACTGCACCTACTGTAGAAATCGTTATCCCACCTCAAAATGGACATGGTTACGATGTAGAAAAGGAACTTGGTGCAAAAAGAGTCATGCTCAACACCAGATTGATTTATGGTAATAGGTCAACTGCTGCTGATAAGACAACTGACTTCTATGTTGATCAGGATTTTAGAAGGATTGGTGTTATCAAAGATCCTACAAATCCTGCAGGATCCGCATTAACTTCTGATACTGCTAGTGGAACATTTGCTGCAATCATTGATACTTCATCTGGAAGTGGAATTTATGCTAAGGATGAGGTAATTACTCAATCTTATACTGTGACTAGGGGTACTCAAAGTCTAACAGTAAATGCAAAGGGTCGTGTTGTTGATTATTATCAATATAATACTTCAGGAAACCTTGCAATTCTAAGATATACACAGTCACCAAATGACCCAGAACTAAGAGATGGTGATGGATCTACATATCCATTCTATACTGCAGCATCTGGTGGTGGTAGTGTAAATAATATTGTTGGTTCTGATTCTGGTGCTGATAGAGGTATTAGTAGAACTAGTCAAGGTACTATTCAACAACAAGGAACATTTGTAAATGGTCTTTGTGATCCTGAGTACGGTAAGTATACTGGAGATGTGATCTACGTTGAAAACAGAAGAGTTATTACTAGAGCTGCTGACCAAATTGAAGACGTAAAACTCGTAATTGAGTTCTGATTGATTATATACCCCCCATTGCAGGATAATAGAAGATGCCACAGAGTACCAATTTAAATGTAACTCCTTATTATGACGATTTTCAGTCATCAAAGGATTTCTACAGAGTTCTTTTTAGACCTGGATATTCAATTCAATCACGAGAACTAACCACATTACAATCTGTTTTACAGAATCAGGTTGAAAGTGTAGGTAAGTATCTTATGAAAGAGGGATCGATGGTGGTTCCTGGTGAAATTTCATTCAATAATCAATACAGTTATATAAAGATCTCTAGTTATTCTCAGGGATTTACACTTTCTCAGTTTCTTGGAGCAACTCTAACGGGTCAAACAACGGGGGTTATTGCCAAAGTTCTCAATGTAACTGATGAAACTTCTTCTGATGCTGTAACATTTTTTGTTAGATATGAAAGTAGTGGTACTTCAACTACAAATAGAAGGTTTCAAGAAGGTGAAATAGTTTCGACTGATATCGTAGGATCTCCTACAGCAGTTATTGGTATTACTGGATCTACAAGACCAACTGTATATAAACCATATGGTGCTGGTGCAGATGTTAGTTTAGAGCAAAGTCCTGCAACTGGATATGGTTCAGCAGTATTTGTGCAAGAAGGTATATATTATATTAATGGTCATTTTGTAAGAAATTCGGCTCAGACACTTGTTGTTGATAAGTATACCTCTACCCCAAGTGCTAGAGTTGGTTTTCTTGTTCAGGAAGATTTGATAACTCCTGATGAAGATGAATCTCTAAATGATAATGCATCTGGATTTAGTAATTACGCTGCTCCTGGTGCTCATAGACTAAAAATTACACTAACATTAGCATCAAGAAATATTGGTGAAGCAGTAGAAAATAATTTTATTGAATTGCTTCGTATTAAGGATGGACAAATTGAAAGAAAGGTTGAGAAGCAATCTTGGTCAGATATAGAAGAAATTCTTGCTCGTAGGACTTATGATGAGTCTGGGGATTATGTTGTTAAGAATTATAATCTAGAAATAAAAAATCATAAAGATGATAGAACAAATAATGGTGTATATCCATTAGGAACAGATGGTTTATATAATAAATTAACATCTGAAGAATCAGATGATAAAATTGTTGCTGCATTATCTCCAGGTAAAGCATATGTACGTGGTTATGAAATTGAAAACATAGGAACAAAATATAAGACATTTGATAGAGCTAGAGAGACTCTAACAAGAGAAAGAGCTTCAATTAGTATACCTGTAGGTTCTTCCTTGAACATACAGAATGTTCTTGGTTCTCCAGAAGTTGATTCATTACAAGCTCATAGTACAAGTGCTCATAGTCAAGTAAAACTTTATAATAGATTTATCGATTCTTACTTAGGAAATACAAAATCAAATCGTGGTGAACCTCCTGCTGTAAGATATCTACTTCATTTAGAGAACTTAGATGCTCAAAATCAATATAATTGGAATCCTACTAGTGGTGCTCCTGCTGCGGTAGAAACTAGGAATCAGAATGGTGGACCTTCTAGAGCAACTATAATTCCTGGAAGTGCTGTTAAATTAGATGCAACTGCACCTGTAGGAACATTACAAAATGGTTCTGCAACTAGTAATATTTGTGATGAATGGTTGATGGTAGTATCACTGGATAGTGGTCAAGAAAGAATGGATTCAGGTCTCAATATTGAAGACGTGAATTCTGGTGGTGTTGCAAGTGGTACAGCAAGATCTATTCTTAGAGGTGTTTATGAATTGAACACTAAACCAGTAGGAGTTGCTACTCCAAAGTTTATAAAGAATGTTTCTTCTGTTACAGATTCTTTTGGAAGGTTAGCTTCTGGTGCAAATAGAGATTCTATATTCCAGTTAGGTATATTTGATACATCAACATTTGTTTCTATAAAAGTACATAGTAATAAAACTCATGGTAAGTACACTTCTGGTGTAAAGACTGAAGGTGCTCGTATTACTGGTATGAGTAGTGGTGCTCAGGGTGTTGTTGAAGGATCTTATTCTGGAGATGGTTATGATGAAATTCTTCTTTCAAATGTAAAAGGAAAATTTGTTAGTGGTGAAAATATTGTAACTGATCCTGATAATAGTGTTAGTAGTGCTGGTAGAGTATCTACAGCAACTATTATAACAGATGGATCTATCAGAAAAATACATGTTGTAGATTCTGGAACAAGTTATTCTACTGTAGGTAATAATCCAACATCAACTCATGAACTTGCTGTTGGAATTGGATTATATCGGGATGGTAGTGATTGGTATAATGGACATGCTATAAAATTTAATAGAGATGTTGGTAGTGTAATTTATCCATATAAGTGTACTCCTAATACTGATGGTGGTCTTCAGGCAATAGAAATTGATAATGGAGGAGCCACAGGTGATATATTCCCTAATGAATGGTCTTACTTATCACCAAAACCAAAAACATTTGGTAGCGTACCTACCGCAATGATATTGAGTGATGGTGTTGCGGCTACATTGAAAGTTGAATTGTGGAATGATTGTATCAATACTTATACTATGAAGGATGTAAAATCTGTTTCTGATTTTGCAAATACTTTTAATTTTACAGCAGATGTAATTACAGATAATTCAGGTTTTTATAACTTTACAGAAGTTGGTCAAGCTACTGGTGTATCTGGAAATGACTATTTTGAACTTGCAAGTATTACAGTTGATCCAACAAGATTACTCAAGGAAGATGATCTAATTAAGATTATTTCTGATAAAGGTAAAGAATTTAGATATATTGTAAAGTATGCTCATAGATCATCTTCCACCACACCTGGAAGAGTATATATTCATGGTCCTCTAATTGAAGGTGCAACAAATGCTCAAGTAGTTAAAGTTGAGGCAAAAATTAATGATGGAAATCGCAACTCGTTGATATTCAAATGCCCTGATCCAGTTGTAAAAACTGTTGCTAAAGATCCAACTAAGAGTGGATTTATGCTGAAGTGTGTAAAGAATTTTGCTAGTACAGTTAGTGCTGGAAATACTTTAACATTCAATTTACAAGGAGAAAATAAGGATTTTGGTGGATTCTCTACTGCGAATTATATTGCCGTAGTAAAAGAAAAAGGTACTAGTGGTATAGATGTTGGTGACGTATTGAATCTATCTTCATATGAATTTTCAAGAACTTTAGCTACTCCATCCGTAAACTCTCAAGTTACATGGTCAGGTCTTCCTGATGAATGGAAAGGTGCAACTATAAAGGTTCAGGCTCCTGTAATAATTAGAAATGCTCAACCAAGATCAAAAATTCTAAAGAATGCTCAGTTGCCAGTTTCAACTTTTAGAACTGATGATATAATCAATCTAAAGAAAACTGATGGATTTAGAATAAATGGAGTCTATATGTCTGGTGATCCAGATGCACTTGCTTCTGTAAATGATATTGATATTCAAGATAGATTCCTATTTGATAATGGTCAAAGAGATAATTTCTATGATATAGCGAGACTTATTAGAAAGGCTGGTACAGAAGAACCTTCTGGTCAATTACTAGTAGATTTTGATTATTTTGATCATCAGAATGATGGACATTTCTTCTCAGTTGATTCGTATATCAATGCATCAAACTTGACACTGAATTATGGAGATGTTCCAACATACTTATCTGAAAGAGAAGGTCTACTGTCTCTTAGAGATTGTGTTGATTTTAGATTATCACCTAATGATGAAGCTCTAGGTCAAATTGCTGGTGCAGAGGATCAGAATGAGACAGGTGCTCTTTCATATACAGATATTGAAACATTTATGCCGACTCCATCAGAGTCTATTGAGTTTACGTATGATTTCTATCTACCAAGAAAGGATAGTATATATTTGACTAAGAAAGGTTCCTTTGAAGTTGTACAAGGTGTTCCTTCTATAATACCTCAATATCCAAATCCAATTCAGGATTCTATAAGATTATTTGATTTGGATGTACCTGCTTATACATTCAACCCTAAGAGTGTAAAGATTAGATCGTATAATCATAGACGTTATACGATGAAAGATATTCGTGAACTTGATAGACGTATTGAAACTATGGAGTATTATACTACTCTTAGTTTACTAGAACAAGATACGTTGAATGTTAATATCAAAGATTCTGTTAGTGGATTGGATCGTTTCAAATCAGGTATTATAGTTGACAATTTTGCTGGACATAATATAGGTGATACATGGTCAACAGAGTATAAGTGTTCTATTGATATGCAGTCTCAGCAATTGAGACCTCAACATCATACTGATGAAATTCATTTATCTGAAAAATTATCAGATGATGATTCTAGAGCTTCTAAAGGATATAAAAAGTCAGGTTCTATTGTAACTCTTGATTATTCTGAACAAGAAGTTATTAATAACCCATTTGCTACAGAAACAATAAACCTCAATCCATTCTTAGTTTTCCAATATAAAGGAAATTTAAGTATGAATCCTGACATTGATGAATGGAAGGATACCGTATCAAGACCAGATCTTGTTGTAAGAGATAATAATCTTTTTGATACCATTGAAAATATGGCAGATGAAAGAGGAGTTCTTGGTACTGTTTGGAATGAGTGGCAAACTTCTTGGAGTGGATCACAAACTCTTGCATCATCATCTACAACTACAAGTAATAATTCTCTGAATGGTCTAAACACAGGTAACAATACATTTGTTACAGGTATGGAGACAACTGCTACATCTTCTATTACAGGTAGAACCAGAACTAGAACAAGAACAGGAACCAGAAATACTCTTTCTGGATTCGATACTGTTCGTCAAAATTTTGGAAATCGTGTAATTGGTGTTGCTTTCCAACCATTTATGAGATCAAGACCTGTTGCTTTCTCAGTAACATCATTGAAACCAAATACAAGAGTCTATGCATTCTTTGAAGGTATTGATGTAAATGCATGGGTATGCCCAGACTCAGTATATACTGGTAATGCATTAAACTCTCCTAAAGGATTTGGACAACCAATAGTTACAGATGATAATGGTAATGTAAGCGGTATACTTATTATTCCTAATGGTCATTCTCCAGTTGGAACATTTACTACTGGAGTTGCATCTGAACTTGCTACTAGAGGAATTTCTGGTGATGAGTTAGATAGAAGAAGAGTATCACAAAGTTCTTCTGATGAAGCATATAACTATCAAAACTTTACAGGAGTATTTGAAGATCTAATTTACGATACTACCAGCACACAAAGACAGTTTAGAGTTGGAGAAAGGACTTTTAGATTAACTTCTAGTTCTACTAATAGTCAACTTGAAGATCAGGTTGATACTTTTGCAGAAAAGGAATACTTTGCAATGGGTCTTCTTGAGACTACTGAAAGAACTATTACATCTACAAGGGTTCCTACTATTGCCCAAAGATCAGTTAGTGATTCTGATTCAGCACAATTTATTGATGGTATTAGAACTACTGTAGATACTAACGTAAATACTCAACAGATATGGTCTGACCCTGTTGCACAAACCTTCTTAATTGAAGGATTCCCAGATGGTTTGTTCATGTCTAGTTTGGAAGTCTTCTTCAAGACTAAGAGTAAGACTGTACCAGTTACATGTTATTTGACTGAAACTTTGCAGGGAACTCCTGGTAAGAAAGCAATTCCATTTAGTACAAAAACTATCAATCCAGATACAACATTAAGAGTTGTTAGTGATGCTCCTGTAAACTTTGTTGCTGGTGAAACTATTATTGGTATGACTTCTGGGGCTACTGGTACAGTAAAAGATAATCTAAGTATAGAATCAACAACTGCTACAACTAACTTTGGAAATACTGTTTATAGTTTAGTATTAGATGATCATAATGGCAAAACATTTGTAGAGAATGAAATTCTATCTATCCAAAGATTCCCAGAACCAACTGCGGTAACTAGGATTGCAAGATCTACTTTTGCTGTCAATAATATTGAATTGTCTCATGGTGGTAGTAATTATACTACTGCAAGTGTTACTATAGGTGCTCCTCAGCAGGTAGGCGGTGTTCAAGCAACTGCTATTGCACATATTGATGATGTAACTAAACAAATAATAGATGTTGTTGTAACTAATGCTGGATCTGGATATACATCTGAACCTTCAGTTTCTATATCTGGTGATGGTTCAGGAGCACTTGCTCTCACTAAAATAAGAGACGAGTATCCTTCAGTTGATATGGGTGTGTCTGTATCAGAGGATGCAAGTTCTGGTACTACATTTAAATTTGATGCTCCAGTTTATCTTGAAAATAATAGAGAATATGCGTTTGTTGTAATAACAAATACTATTGATTATAATATGTTTATTTCCCGATTGGGTGAGAATGAAATTGGATCTACTCAAAGAGTTTCTACTCAGCCATATCTAGGATCTTTATTCAAATCACAGAACTCTACAGTGTGGACTGCTGATCAGTTTGAGGATGTTAAATTTACTCTCAATAGAGCAAAGTTTATTACAAATTCAACTGCAACTGTAGAATTCACTAATGATAAACTTAAGAGTGAATTATTAGGTAAATCTCCTTTAGATACCAATAAACTTTCTTACAGAGGTCAAACTAACGTTGGTGAAGGAATTTTCACTAGTGCAACTGCACCATTGTCTTATGCAGACAATCTATTTGGTGCTAATCCAAGAATTGTTATGGTACATCATAGAGATCATGGTATGACCAATGGCGATTATGTTGTATTGAGAGGTGTTACTGGTGTTGGATCTACAGATCCTTTAGCAAATGGTATTGCAGTTTCTAAATTGAATTCAGTACATAAAATTAGTAATGTTGGATTAGATACTTATTGTATTGAAATACCTAAAGATAGTAATAGTGAATATGATCAAGCAACAGAAAGTGGAAGATGTGGTAGTGATTTTATTTGGGCTACTAAGAACAAACAGTTCCAACTTTTACAACCTCAAATAGGTATTCTTCAGTTTGCAAGTAATGCAGTAAGTCATACAATTACTGCACTAAGATCTTCAGCAGTTGATTATGTCAATAGTAATGATTTGACACAACATAGTTTTTCTGTTGTTCCTGGAGAAAATATATTTCTTCAAGATAACTATCAGATTCTTTCTGAGATTAATGAAGTTTATCAAAATAAAGGTAATAAATCATTGACATATAATGTGACAATGAGTACTTCTAATGATGCAGTATCTCCAGTATTGGATCTTGAAAGAGTCAATCTTTATGCAACATCAAATAGGATTGATAGACCTACTCAAGATGATGATAGGTTTGGTTATAAAGTTTATAGAATATATCCATATAGCAACACTCCTTCTGGTGGTGGTGAGAGTAGTTTAGGTCCAATATCTAATAATGGTGATGTATTGAGTGTTGGTCAAAGAATAATCAATATGTATAAGACTGATGCTAATGGTATCAGAGATTACAGTCCTTCTGCAAATTCAGATCCAAATATAACTGGTACAATAGAAGCAGAAATTGTAGCTGTCAATCAAGATGAAAATTATATTGATGTAAGATATCTAAAACGTCCAGAGGAAGATTTGAAGAATGGTACTGCAACTGTTCTAACTAAAGGTCAGAGATTTGGTCCAGAAATTGTCGGATCTCCAGCATTGACTCCATTTGCATTTGTTGTTTTAGGTGGATCTGATGTATTCTATATTCATACAGATCCAATTAATCGTGGAGGATATCTCTACAACAATGAGGAAGAGAGTGCAATGGGTGCTCATAGTGCTAAGTATCAAACTAAAGTTGTAACTCTTGAGAATCCTGCTCAAAATCTTGATGTTAGAATAACTGCTAACATGTTTGATAATAAAGATGTTCAGTTGATGTACAAGATTAAACCAGTCTCTTCTGATAAGAGTATGGGTACTCAATCTTGGCAGTACTTTAATCCTAAGTATACTGCTGCTTCTACGTTGAAAGACATTGTGGTTGTTGATGGAGGTTCAGGATATTCTACTGCACCTACACTTACAATTACTCCTAATAATGGAGCAACTGCAACTCCAGTTATAGATACTTCATCAAATTCAGTAAAAAGTATTTTGATAACTAACAGAGGATCTTCATTTACTGCACCACCAAAAATAACTATTGATGCTTCAACTGGTGGTGGTGGATCAGGAATGGCAACACTTAATTTGATATCTGGTGGTAATACATATAACCCTAACAGTGGAACTCTTACATACACTGGTAAATCAGTTATTTACTCTACTGATTCTCCAGTGACATTACCAAATGCAGGTAATTCTGGAACGGTAGATGTTACTGTTCTAAATGGAACTGTGACCTCAGTTAGTATCAATGCAGCTGGACAAGGTTATAGTATAGGTGAAATTCTTACACTTGATCCAAACTTTGATACTGATGGATTGGGTAGTGGATTGAAATTTGAAGTTACTGGTATTAGTACTAGTAATGCACCTAGTGGTCTAGCAGTTGCAGAGGCTTCTATTTTCCCTGTAGATTTTGATGAAGATCTTAGTGGTCTTTCTGATGATTATGAAAATATTGAAGTTGATGATGTTGCTGTTTTAGATCCACTTGCAGAGAATCCAGATTCATACAAAGAATATAAATTTACAGTTGAAGATCTACCAGAATTTGATAGATTTGCAATCAAGATTATTATGAAGCAAAATAGTTCTAGGGGACCTGCGTTTGTTCCTAAGATTGAAGACTTTAGATGTATTGCTACTGCATAAAATGGATTATAGAATAGAGGGTCGATCTGACCTTTTGAAGGATCCCTCTAAGGGATCTGTAATCAATACAGACAAGACTGCATATCAGAGATACTTGCAGTCTAAAAGTCAGAATATGAAATTTCAAAATGCGGTAAGCGATATAAATAATCTAAAGGCAGAAGTCTCTGAAATAAAAACGTTACTAACGGAATTCCTTAAGAAGAATGGCAACTAATAAAGTACTACTAACCAAAGCAGCGTCTAATTCAAAGACCTTACAACAAATTGCCGATGACGTTGTTGCCAAGGTAGCTGGTTCTTCGTTGGTAAAAATTCTCGTTAGTCAAGATACGATTATATTTGATACCGATAATAGCAGAACCCAAGCACAGTTGAAGACTGGAATTGATGATCTGAATCATGGTAAAACGTATCTAGATCATGAAAATTTTAAATTTTTAGGAACCAGATCTACTGTTGTTCCAGGAGTAGGTTCTTCACATTATTGGCATTTAGATGCTATTACTAGACTTAATTATCAGGCTGCCAAAGCGGCTGGAAATGTAACGACATATTCTACAAGTAATGAAGGTGATGAAGTAGATATCTATATTTTAGATAGTGGTGTTAGAGGTGCTAGTAGACCAACAGGAGTTGATGTTGGATTACATCCAGAATTTTATAATCCAGATAATAATACAAACTTAAACGGAACTTCAGAACAAGCAGATTATAGGGTATACGAACTTCCATCTGCTTTATATACTTCACCTGCTACTGGTGGATCAAACGAACCACAAAGTACAGGTAGTAATTCATCAGATGGTCATGGTACTTATGCTGCTATATGTGCTGCTGGTGTTCGTGCTGGTGTAGCAAACAAAGCAAGAATTTATTCAGTCAGGATCAGTGATGATACTGGTGTTATGTCTTATAGTAGTATAAGAACTGCATATGATGCTGTCTATAATCATAACGATCCGACTCATGCAAATTACAAAGGAAATACTCTTGATGGTAATACTAGACCAAGACCTTCTATAGTTAACTGTAGTTTTGGTAGCACACTTCCTAATCCATTAAGTCCTTGGGTTGATAGAAATGAGAGATATGTCGGACAAAACTATACTTTCAATGTTACTGCAACAGGTAACTCAAACTATACTATTAGTGGAACTGATGCTAATGGAGCAGTATCAGGAGACGACCCAAACATCTTCTGTAAAAAAGGAGACACCCTAACATTCACAATGAATGCTTCTGGGCATCCTTTCCATATTCAGACTGGTGGAGCTTCATATAATAATAGTTTAGCTGCTGGTGGTGTTAGTGGTGCTGGTAATGCTGCTAGTGGAGATGTTGTATTTGATACTGCACATGGATGTGTAGGTAAAGCTAGTGGATCATTTATATATGTTTGCCAAAATCATGCATCGATGCTTGGAAACATTTATGTAGAGCAATCACCAACTACTAATAATGGTACTAATGAACTATTAGATGATGGTGAACATATGTTGGGAATGCTCAAGAACGTTACTGTTTGTAGATCTGCTGGTAATGGATTAGATTTTGAGTTGAATGATGTACCTACTGATTATGGTCCTGTCAATACTAAGGTTGTGTATGGATCTAGGTCTACTGGTCAAGATTCAAAACTTGATGCAGAAATTACTTTAACAGATAATTATTCTAGAAGAGGAGAACAAGTTGGATATGGAGAAGAAGATACTTCTGATGTTATTACTGTAGGTGCTCTAAAAATTGGATCATCAAATAAACTTGAATTCGCAGACTTTACCAATTATGGTGAAGCAGTTACTGCATATGCACCAGGACAAGGTATCTATCTTCCATCTTATGATTGGTCATCAGGAACTGTAACCAATGTTGATTATTCTAATGGTAATCATATAACCATCAGTGGAACTTCTTTTTCATCTCCAATTGTAGCTGGAATGTCTGCTATCTTCAGACAGATTCATGATGGAGCAGCAGAGGGTAAAGTATGTGCTAAATGGGCAGCAGAAAGAAGATATCAATTTGCAGATCTTGATGATAGTACTGATATAGCATCAACTCCAGTAGGGGGTTGGTTGAATAATACAGTTGTTAGTGATGGTGCTGCTACTACAAACTTCTTCACTGATCATAATACTGAAACTCATTACAGATTCAAGACTAATGCAGGAACTAATAATATTGTAATGCAGTTGACAACTGGGGAATATAATATTATAGGTCCATCAGTTGATGATATTTTTGAATTTGAATTTCCTAGAGTAGAAGATTCTCCTAATGCTCCAGATGTGAACTCATTGATGAGAGCACAGATGAAGAAGGATACATTTAACCTTGGAGAAAGAAGAGATTATAAATTTACAGTTAGTAATCCAGGTGGAGGAAATAAACTTACTTGGGATAGAATGCAAAATGGTGTTCCTAATGGAAACCCACAAGCAGGAATACCATTGGAATTAGATAATGGTGTTGTTTATCGTTTTTATCAAACTGATCCAAGTAACTTAACTCATCCAATTGACATATCAGATACTTCAGATGGTACTCATGCTGGAGGAAAATCTTTTGTAGATTATGTAGATCAGGTTATTGGTAAGGGTGCTCATGGTTATAGGATGAACCTTAAATATTATGTTGATCAAGGTGGACTAACTCAAGTTGATAAGACAACATATGATAATTTAGCTGGTTCTGGTCCTGAGTGTTTTATTGAATGGATCAACCCAATGGGTAATACACACCCAGATGTAGATTCTTCTGTATATCCAACAGATTGGCATTACTATTGTGTAAACCATCCAGGTATGGGTTCAGGAATAATTCAATCTACATCTAATAGTGGATTTGGTAATACAACTGAATGTACTATTGGTGGAATAGATATTCAAGAGTTCTGTAGTAAGTGGAGAAAAGTAACAGCTGTATCTAGTATTGATAAAACAATTACTTTCCAAGCTGATACCACTGCAACTCATACAGAAGAAGGTGGTGGAGGTGGATTCAATAATTGTCTCGCAGGAGCTGAATATGCCACTGGTGATAAGCCACGTTGGCCAATGCGTTTCACTAAGATTACTGGTACATTCTATGAGAATGATGCTTTCTGGAATTGGATCAATAATCATAGTAATGTAGTTAATGGAAATTCATATGCAGGTGGAGCGTTTACTGCTGGTGAATATTGGGCTCGATTAGAAGTAGAAGAAGGAGTATCTGATGGTAAGCCAGTTCAGTACTTCCCAGTTCCAAAATCAAGATTTACTCATCAATCAATATCATCAGAATGGGAGAATACACATGCCTATCCTGATAATACTTTGTATAATGCAGGTTCACGTTGGGGTCGTGGTAAGTATGATAACGTCCAACATAAATTCGTTCCAGTACCAGAAGAATTTAGTAGAGATCATATCTATGATATGATTCCAGTATTCCATCCATATATTGATTTGATTGCTTCTTGGACTACTCCAAGTGGTTTAATCGGAACATTAACGAATGGTACTTCAGTAAATATAGATTTATCAGTTTCTGCTATTACAACATTTGCTAATGAAACTATAGGAAGTGGACATACACCAGAATATGAATTAGTTTCTGGTGGAGGAAGAGCTCCTTTCACTTATAGTTCGGGTACTGGTAAGTATACTATAGATGGAACAGGATTGGCGTTGGATCAAACAACTGGAGCATTACAAGGAACTTGTACCAATCCAAACAATGATACAACTTATACTCTTCAAGTAAGAGATAAAGTATCTGATCAAGCTATTGATTATAGTTTTACTCTTGTAGGAACTGCTTCTGGATCTTCTACAGTTACAATTACTGGAAGTCCTTCTAACGCAACAGGTGATGGTTCATATCCTGTAGATAGTGGAACCGTTACTTATACATGTTCAGCGACAGATAGTTTAGGTACAACACTTGAGTATCAATGGAAATACGCAATAAATTCTACACAAGCAAACTTAGGTAATTGGACTAATGTTCCTACTACAGGATCGTTTGCAGGAGCTGGAGGAGTAAATACAGATACCTTAACCATTCCTGATAATCTATTATTGGATGGTTATCTCTTTAGTTGTGTAGTCAATTCAAGTACTGCTGCTTCTTCAGAACAAACTGGAAGTGCATCTCTAAGCATAACAGTTACAGTATCATGTACTGCATGGTGGAGTGGTCAAACAAGTCTTTATGCAGCAACTGAATGTGCAGGAACAAGTGGTACTTGTACACAAGCAGAAGTTGAAATACAAGCAGTTTCTAGTGATGGAGCAACTCTAAATCTTGCACCAGGATATAATTCAACTCTAACTGGTAATGAAACTGATATCGTTAGTAGAATAGTTGATGGTAATAATTTCTGTTTAGAAGCATTAGGTGGTAATGGTACTAATGGACATCCATTATATCGTGTAAAACTTGGATATGGTAGCATTACCTTCAATGATAATAATCAAACAATTAAGATTACTGCTACACACCCAACATTAGGAACAAGTGCTACTGCTACTAGTGTAGGTGGTCCATTTACTATAAATCCAAATTATAATGAGAGTCCACCTTCACCTACAACTGCATCGGTACAATCTGGAAATGCTCATTCATTTACTGTTTCTTATGGTCATAGTAGTGCAAACTTTGGTGGTGCTGCTGCAACAATTATTTGGAGATATAAGTTAGATGGAGGAGCTGGTTGGGTAACTGTTGATGGTACTGAATCTTGGTTCTCATCAAGAGATGATTCAACTACTAATAGTTCAACTCTTACAATTGCACCAACAACTACTTTTGATAATTCTATATGGCAAGCTACTGCGTATGTTGATACAGCAAGTAGTGGAGTTACAGATACTAAGGATATTGCTAAGTATAGTTCTGTCTTTAGCAATCAGGTAACTCTGACAGTACTTGCTGCACCAACAATCAATCTTCAAGCACCTAGTGGTGTTACTCCTGATAATAGTATATCAGTTACCAAAGGTACTCTTTCTGCATCTGAACACTTACTAACAATTGTATCAGATGGTTTACCTGACCCTGCTATTCATGGGGCAGATTTTGTAGCTCCAAATGATCTACGAGTTGTAGAGAGAACTCATAGTATTATTTACAGAGGTGGTACTAATACTCCATCTCTAACTCCTTGGACTAACAATGCATTAGGTGTATTTGCTAATGGTGTTAGTGTAAGGTATCCATCTGCAGGAACTGATAAACTTCCTAATGGTGTTGAATCACCTCCTGCAACATTACAGTTCAACGAAGTTCATTTCGCATCATTATATAATGCAGACGCAGCAAGTGGTTTCTGTGAAACTACTGGTGAATATCATTATCAAACAAGTGCATTCTTATCAGCATGGGCAGGAGATAGTTGGAGAGGAGTTGCTGGTTCAAATGGATATTATAAAAATAGTAATTTTAGTGGAGATAATTTCAGACATTCTGATGGTCACTCTAAGATTGTAGGTATCGCATATGATGGATATCCAATTTATGGTCCTTTTGGTTATACAACATATAACGATAATACATCTGCAATAAAGAGAGTAACATCTTCATTTGCTCTAAAGGCAAATGACAATCATAGACCTACAAACTGGAAGTTTACTGATGAGGTTACTTTTACTGACAGTACACCCAATGCGACATTGGTAAATGGAAGTTTCATTGAAGACTATCAGTATAATCCTGGTTCTGGTGACTTGGATCAATCTAATGGTAGATATTGTGTAACTCCAGATTATCCAAATGGAACTTATGCATACTTCATGCCCCAAGATGCAGGTAATAATCCACAGTTTCCATACATTGTTGGTACAGCACTAAGACAGGCATATTACTTACCTGGAACTAATGCTAGTGATCCAGGTGGTACGAATACTCAAGGACCAGGATCTGGTGGATTTGATATTACCAGTATCTTCTGTAAGGGTATGACAATGGTTGCCGAGACAGGTGGCGATAATACTCGTGAGATTACTGGTGATACTGCGTCAATGCAATTTGGTTCTGCACCATATACTTATATTTGGCAGAAGAGTAGTGATAATGGAACAACTTGGGTTGATATAAGTGCAGCTGATGCTGGATTCTTCAATGAGAATAGTGATACACTAACAGTATATGATAAAAATGCAGGTATTGATGATTTACTTGTTAGGATCAAGGTAACAAATAGTTTAAGTGTATATAAGGTTTCTGATGCTGTTCCAATTCAATATATTGGATCTACACTTTCTATATCTGCTCAACCACAGTCTGCAAGTATTATATCTGGTCAATCTAATACCTTTACTGTCACTGCTGCATCTACAGATGATGTAACTCTTGAATATCAGTGGCAAGAATCTCAGGATAGTGGTACTAGTTGGACTGATCTTCCTGGAGAAACAGCAGCATCTATGACTAGATCTGGTATCCAGACCGCAGTAGGTGCAAATGGATATGAGTATAGAGTAAAAATAACTTCAACATCTGCAACCAATTCTCCTCTTTATAGTAGTTCTGCTCTTCTAACAGTAACACAAGGTTCTATCAATATTGATAGTCATCCAGCATCTATAACTAAAGACGAAGGTACTTCTCATTCATTCGATGTTAGTGTTACTACTAATAGTGGATTAGCAGTAGTATACCAGTGGCAGCAATGGGATGGAAGTGCTTGGCAAAATGTTGGTAGTGATCAAAATACTTTAGACCTTACTGCTCTTGATTATGCAACTTATAATGGAGCACAGTATCAAGTTGTTTGTACTATTCCTGGATTAGGATCATTAACCAGTAATACTGCTACTCTAACTATTGAAAGAACGATTAGTATTGATACTGATCCTGTAGATGTTACAGTCTATGCTACTCAAAATGCTACATTCTCTGTAGTTGCATCTGTTTCTAGTGGAACAGCAACTTATCAATGGGAAGAATCTCAAGATGGTGGTACTACTTGGTCTGATCTTGCTGGAGCAACAACTGCTAGTTATACAATTACTTCTGCAGCAACATCTCAAGATGGGTACAAATATAGAGTAAAGGTTGATGTAGCTGGATCAGGTGGTTCTATTACATCTAATTCTGCAACTTTAACTGTTGCTGTTCAACCAACACTCATAATTACAGGTCAACCATCAGATGCTTCTGTATATCAACCAGATACTCATTCATTCAATGTAACTGCTTCTGCTTCTGATGGTTCAAGTCTAACTTGGCAATGGCAGAAATCTGATGATAATGGAACGAGTTGGCAAGATGTAGCAGGTGCTACTACTAATGGATATACAACTCCAGCAACTTCTACTGCAACTGATAATGGAGATCAGTATAGGGTAGTAGTTAGTCATCCTGCTGCAACAAATAGTCCTCTGACTTCTAATGCTGCGGTTCTAACAGTAGTAACTCCAGTTATTCAAGTTTCTACTCAACCAGTTAGTGTTTCGACAACTGCTGGTGTACCTACAAACTTTACAGTTGCTGCCAGTGTTACCAGTGGTAAACAAATAGATTATCAGTGGCAAGAGTCTGGTGATAATGGAACAACTTGGACTGATATTACTGGTGCTATTGCAGATAATATTTCTATTACTGGTAATGCAACTAATAATAATTATAGGTATAGATGTTTATTTGACTCTCTAGGTGCTGCTCAAGTTACATCTCAATCTGCTACTCTAACACTCACATTTATTCAGCAACCAACATTACAAACATCCCATATTGATAGTTCAACTAATAAGACATTTGTAAGACAACCTAAGATACAGGGTAGTCTGTTTATAAGTTATCTTGGAAATGGACATTATGCATCCTTCTGGAAGATAACTAGGAATACTGATAATGTAGTTGTTTATGATACAAGTACTGATTTATCTGCTGATGGGGATCAAACTAATAAGGTTGAATTGACAACTCCTGTATTAGATTGGAATACATCATATACAATTACAGTCAAGTATAAAGATGCAGCAGGATATATAAGTGCTGAAAGTGCAGCAACTTCATTTACAACTCCAGTAGCTGATCAACCAACTTTCAATCTACCAATTCCAACTAGTCTACGACCTACTATTACACTAAATACTCCTAGTTATGATACTGTAAATTATAACCATACATCGACTGACTGGCAGATATCTGATGATGCACAATTTAGTAATGTGATTTATGAATCAATTGGTGATGTAAATAATAAGACGGAACTTGAAGTTCCATCTAATGTCGTATTACAATCATCGACTAATTATTATGTAAGAACTCGACTTAATGTAACCTAACATGGCACAATCGTCTTGGGGAACAGCGATATTTTCGACCCCCACATCACCACACTTATCTACTAAGCCAGTAGTTCTTACTACTGACACCTTCGAAGCTCAAAGAAGAAAGATCAATCAGATCTCAACTAACTTGGGTGATGTTGGACAACTTTCTGGTAACTTCTCAAATGTTGTTGCTGCCGTTAATGCCTTCCAGGCTGGTGTTTCAGAAGATGATGTCATTGCACTTACAATCGCACTAGGATAATAAAAAATGGCAAGTAAATTTAGATCAGCATCGAAGACAGCAGTAGGTGTAGGATTAACACCAATTTATACTCTTGAATTGGGAACAGGACAATCTGATAAACAGACTGTTCTTGTTGGTGTTACTTTGTGTAATATCACTTCTGCTGCTATCAATGCTTCAGTAAAGATTGATAGACCTGCTGTTAGTATGACAGTTGCAGGTCAGAATCCTGTTGCAACTGAAGATGTTTGGTTATGTAAAAATATCCCTATTCCTGCAGGGTCATCGTTAGAAATTATGTCAGGAAACAAAGTTGTGTTAGCATATAATGTAGCGTCAGGTGCTGGAGATACAGTACAGGCACAATCTTCGACTGCTTCGTCATTGGATGTCATTCTAAGTTACATGGAGATTAGCTAATGCCATATGTAGGTTATGGTGTTGAAAATAGCACCGTTGATTTAGCAGAACAGGTAATAACTGCTTCTGGAGGTTTAACAGAAACTTTATCAAGATCTGTAAACGAAGATACAGAATTATTAGTATTTGTCAACAATGTCCTAAAGGATACCACCACTTATGAGATTGGTGGATCTCTTAGAAATGAGTTGACTTTTAGTAGTTCTCCACAAGCAGGAGAAACAATTCTTGTTAGATATCTTCAGAAGAGTGTTGATGTTGTAGCAGTTGCTCCTGCTGGAGTAAATACATGGCAGGGTAGAACTGGTGCAGTTAATCTAACAACTAATGACCTGAATGATTTGGTAGATGCTGCAGCTATAAAATCCAATGCTGTTGGTCTTGATGAATTAAGTTCTAGTGCAACGAATAATTCTCTAAGAGCAGTAACAAATAATCATATAAAAGATAGTGCAATAACTGAAGATAAACTTCAAAGTTCTTCTACTTCGGATACTAACAGAGCAGTTGGTACTGATCACATTAAAAGTAATGCAGTAACTAGCGATAAAATTCCTGATGATGCAATTGGTCCTAAAAAATTAGCCCTAAAATTTGCTGATGAGACTGCTGCAAATGCTGCTGGTCTTCAAGAAGGAGATATTTATTATGATGAAGCATTAGATGAACTAAGATATAATAATGGTAGTGGATGGCAAGATGTACAGATTGGTGGAACCACAACAGACGTTGGTGACTTACCACTGAATACAACATATACAGGAATTAGATATGCTCCTGATATTACAACAACAGAGAATCTAACTGTAAATCCTTCAACAGACTATGCTTATACTTTCTGTGAAAATCTCACAGTTGATAATGGTCATGTTTTAGATATTGCAAATGGAAAGAATTTAAAGGTTGGTGTATTTTCAAACTTAGGTGGATTCACTGGAGGAACAATTGGTGGTGGAGGTAGTAGTACATCTTTACCAGAACTTACTGATGTTAATGTCTCTGGACCAGCAGTCAAACAGGTTCTACGTTATAATGGAAGTGCTTGGGTAAATACACAACTAACATATAATGATATTAGTGGTCAGGCATTCACTCAAATACAAGCAGATTGGGATCAGGCAAATACTGCACATTTGTCTTATATCAAGAATAAACCTGATATAATATTAGCAAACTCTGATCCAACTTTTAATAATGTAACTGTCAGTGGAGATCTAACTGTTGTTGGTACAACTACTCAGAATAATGTTACTACTCTAAATGTTAGTAATAACGAATTAGTATTGAATGATAATGTTGGAATCTATGAAGGTAATGCTACTAATGGATCTGCAGTTGTTACTAATATAGGATCTACTGCTTCTATTACTGTAGGAGCAGCAGTTACTATTGATAGTGATGGAGGATCTCTAACACTATCTGGAGCTGCAACTGTTCAATCTGTTGATAGTCCAACACAGATAACTCTGAATGTAAACTTCGGTGGTAGTGGTAGTGCTACAGGAATTAAATTAGCAATACCTACAGCACCAAATGCTAATGCATCAGTTGTGGTAGAACGTTCTGCATCTAATGATGTAAGGGTTAGATGGAATGAGACTGATGATAGATGGGAATTTACCAATGATGGTACTACCTATAATAAGATTCCTGTTCCTTCAGAATATGGTGATTACAATAACCTTCAAAATCTTCCAAACCTTGCAGCACAACAGCAACAAGTAGATTGGGATTCTACTAGTGGTGTTACTTCAATTGCTAACAAACCAAATATTCCAGATTATCTTGGTGAGTTATCAAATGTATCAACTGCTGCTGGTATTGATAATAGTCCAAGTATTACTACTGGATATGTATTGAAGTGGAATGGTACTTCTTGGGCTCCTGCTGCTGAAGCTGGTGCATCTGGTAGTGGTACTACAGGTCTTCAATCTAGGACAGATATTTCAAAAGTATCTGCTTCGTTAGATAATGATGTAACAGATTCAAATGTCAATGCAGAGGGTTATAAATCCTATGTGTTGTTAGGAATAACAACTGATGCTGATGCTTGGGTAAGAGTATATGCAACTGCTGCTGCTAGACTTGCAGATCTAAATAGATCTGAGGGTACTGATCCATCACCAGGATCAGGTGTAATTGCTGAAGTCAGAGTAAATGGAACTCAGATGATTTCCCCAGGAACTATTGGTTTCAACTTTGAAACTGCACCAGTGAATACAATATATCTTTCTGTTACTAACAGAAGTGGTTCAACCCAACAAATAACAACAACACTTAAGGTTATACAACTAGAGGCATAAGGATGGCAGTCACTAAGACAGAATTTCAGGTGAACAGTGGAAACACTGGATGGACAGCTCAACACATTTTAGATGCGTTAGAAACAGCGTTGGGTCCTACTGGTGCTGGACTTCATAGTGGCACTGCTACTACTGGAGTTATAAGAAAAATTCTAAAACCAACTGACGGATGGGATCAGATTGGTGGTCAAGTTGCTATAGCAACCCAAAATACTCCAGATAGAACATGGAACTCAGATTTTAGTGATACTGGGACACATTATGATGAATGGGATTATACAGATCCTACACCTCCAAGTGGCGGTACTGCATGTGTAATTACTGTAAGAAGGTATGGATCTTCAATGACCTCCTCCATTCATGGTAAAGTTGCTTGTGTCTTAGTAAGAAATGGTGGTTCTGGTTATCAAGATGGTGATGCTCTTACAATTCCAGACTCTGCGATTGGTGGTGGAGGAGCATTAGGTGGAGTAGATATTGTACTTGGTACACATAGTGCAACTCAAGCAGAAATGAGAACACTAGCTACTCAAGGTGGAACTTCTAATTGGTGGTGGAAAGATACTGACCCTCATATAAATCATGGTACTTATGGTGCAGGATGTAAAACTGCTGTCCTAAAAGTTACAAATGATGCCTCTAAAACTTATGGAACAACATATTATGGTCTTACCGTATGGGATCCATTCATATATGGCAGTAGTTCAATGCCAGCAACACTAAATTTGAAATCAGCAGTAGGATTTGATCCATTTGTTCAGTGTCATACTTGGTATCCTTTGAATGATTATCAAGGAGGGTTTACAGGTACACCTGGTATGGATGGTTATGGAGTAGATCCTGTACAAACTTCAGGAGGTGGATCTGTTCCTGCAACTGGTAATACTATTGCTGAAATTAGTGGTAGTGACGAGATAGCAATGTGTAGATTTCCACACGTATGTTATAGAGATCTTAATGGTAATGGTAGAAGTAGTAGTGATGCTAGAACATATGGATATTCACTTCCTTTTAGAATTTCTAGATCTTCAACTCCAACAGATTACCCATTAAAAATTGTAACCTATAAAGCAGATGCTTCTCAAGATAATAGTTATTGTATTATTCAATTCCAACAAGTAGTAGCTGGGGATGTTGAAACTTTATGGTCATGGTCATTTAATGCAGGAACTCAATGGGGTCAAAATATTTGGGATTTAGATAACGTATTCCAAGGTGGAGTAACAATCTATAGGGATACCAATAGAGCTAAAGGAGGTATCATACAAATGGAAGGTGGAGAAGGTACTGATACGGCTATTGCAATAGCTACTCAAGATTGTATAGACGATAATCAGTATAGCTATACAGGTATATTACCTAATCACGCTTCTTCAAGCCATATAAACGTTGGTACAAGAATGCGAGAATCTTTGTATGGATATGATAAGATAAATCCAAGCAGTCACAGTAATAGATATAATTTCAGGGAAGATCGTTATGCAACTAACTTTCAAGGATGGGATTATGAAGGAACAGGAGATGGTTATGATACTAATCAGATAAATATGTACCATAGAAATGATAGTTTTGATAAAATCATTCTTAATGGTGTAACTCATAAAGTAGATGTTGCTGCTAATTTTCATAAACCAATAAAAGGTTTACCTGTAAACTCTGGATTCTTCCCATGTCCATATTATCTTCCAGATGATTTTGTAATGATTCAATTAGCAGTTACTCCTGGAGCAACTGTGGTTAAATCTGGAGATACTATTACTGTTAGTGGTAGTGAAGTTTATACTGTTATTGAAGCTTCTGGTGAGACAAATGACGAACTATATGACAATGAGGATGAGGTTGTTAGTAGATGGATATGTTTCTGTGCTAGGACAACCTAATGGCAAATCTTACAATTGCAACAGGTTTAGTATTATCTGAGGCTGGTGATGGTACTCCATCAAATCCAGGAATTACTGGTGCTGGTGGAAGTGAATTACTTACACCTTTCAATAGGTATAATATGAGTTCTGCTGCAAGAATGTATGTTCCTCCAGTTTATAATCATTTTACTTGGTCTGATATTCAAAGTCTTCTTACTAAATCAGAAGAAGAAATTTCATATGAGGATAAAAAGACTTTAGCCTCGAAGGTGACGAGAAGAGGAAGAAGAAGACCACGAGGAATTCTTTATCCACGTGGATCTTATATTCCTTATAGAAGAAGGTTAAGATAATGGCTGCTCTTACTATTGCAACAGATATGGTATTGACAACAGTTGGTGGTGCATACACTAACCAAACTGGTGCAAATCCATTACTAACACTTGTGCATGATGATTCAAATATTAGTTCTGCTGTAGGTATGAATGATGGATCATATACTCAGCATGATCTTACATCTTCTGATTTAGCAGCAGGTACTCCTACTGAA